TGGCCGGAAGTAATGTAACGCTTACACCGGATGCTACGAACGATAAGATTACGATCGCCGCCACTGATACGACATATTCCGAGGCAACGACTTCTGCTGCAGGTCTTATGTCTGCCAGCGATAAGGAAAAACTTGATGGGATTTCGGCAGGTGCTGAGGTTAACCAGAGCGCGTTTAGCGCGGTTAAAGTCGGAAATGCATACTATTATGCAGACACAAAGAGAGACGCACTAGAACTTATAGCTGGAAACCACATAAGCATCGCAGCACTGTCGGATGCTGGCGCTCAGTCGGTTACAATTAGCTCGAATGGCGAGCCAAACCAGAACGCTTATTATAGACTAGAGTTTCGTGATGCTGCTAACACAACTATAAAAGCAACCCTAGCAGCAGGAACGACGTCTTCCACAGCTACTTTTTATGAAGGGGATAATATTTCACTCGATAGCATTGTAACAACTTCTGGTACCGGCGTAAAAGTTTCGGCCAACCTTCACAAAGGTGAAGCAAACGGTGTATGTCCGTTAAATGCCTCGTCAAAGATTGACTCGACGTACCTGCCGTCCTTTGTCGATGACGTTATTGAGGCATACGCAAGGTCTGGTCAAACGGCGCTTAGTCAGAACTGGCTTGCAACTGGCTCGGCTACGGGAACCGTTATTACGCCTGAGGCTGGCAAGATTTATATTTTGATGGCGGATTCCGGAGACTACGCTGCCAATACACAGTTTAGATGGTCTGGCACAACGTACGTTAAGCTTAACGATGGCGGGGTGTCTGCTATCACGAACGCTGAGATTGATACGATCGTAGCGTCTTAAAGGAGAAAGGAGAGGATACTTTGTCGAAACAATACTTGGATAAGGCCGGAACAGCTTACTTCTGGTCTAAGATAAAAGCGTATGTTGATGACGCTGCTGGGACCGGCGGATCGTCAACGCAGTATAGGAAAAGGGAAAGCACCTATACGACTGTAAATGCAAATGAAAGTACAATTCCGATCGGTATCTCCTCCTTTTCTTCAAATGATATTCTCTTTGTTGACATTAATGGTATAAGTCTTGTAGAAGGTGTTAACTATACGGTAAGCGGCACGAACATCGTTTTAACCACGGCCATAACTAAGATCGGAACTAACGTACATTTTACAGCCCTTTCCATCGAGTCTACGCCAAGCACGAACCTTGATGATATTTTAGGTAACTTTGCAACCGTTGAGACGGGGACTACGGCGTCGCAGTTTTATTCCGCAGGCGAATTCATTATTCTTGGAAATAAACTGTATATGGTGTTAAGCGATATAACTGCCGGCTCAGCATTTACAGTTGGAACAAACATCCTTCAAACGACAGTCGGTGATAGGATTGCTAATTTGCAGTATACTGCTGCCGAATTAAGCCCGTCAACTACCGTTATTGGAGCAAGTAATATTAATACAGGGTTCACTAATACCGGACACGAGCTTAATGTAACACTATCGAAGGTTGGAAAAATATGCACTATGAGCGGGCATATGAAAACCGGAAGCGCTTTAAATCCTACGGCATACGCCGCTATGTTTTGGATACCTGAAAAGTATTACTCCAAGCATCAGATTGTGTTTCAGGCATTCAAATCCGGTTCAGGCTCTACTACTTTCTATATGAATGATGGCACCGGTTCCCAGTGGGTGAGGCTGCAGTTACAAAACGGTGTGGCGGCTTCTACGCGCTACGATTTTACCGTTTCGTATATAGCTCTATATTAAAAGGAGATCATAATATGGCTGATAGAATTGATTTGGGAGCCACTCTTCCAGATTTGAAAGTAAAGAAGTCAAACGTTCTTGTCGCCGACGTCGCTTTGACAACAGGAAATAACACCATCACATTTAACTTGCCAGCCGACTTTCACAGTTCATATGGCTGCGTTATCGCAATGGCATGGCCAAGATCTACGTGGGCAAATGCTTTTGTAACTGTGGCAAGGGATCGCACAATCACAAACGGAGAAGGCATGCTGGAGGTATATTCCGGATCCACACAAAGCTTTGCTATGTTTCTTACATTAACTTATATTTAAGGAGGAAACAAATGATAGATGACCTGCAACAGTACATCGATATAGTCTCCTCCGAGAGAAAAGGAGAAGACGTTAGAGGAGCAATAAAAGACGGCCTTACTGTTGTTGCGAATTGCAATGATGAGCAGTCGGCCGCTTTTGAATCTTCTGGGTATTCGGATCTTGACGAAAAAGAAGAAGTAATGCTCGCATCCCTTTGGGCAATTTTAAAGGAGCAGTATCCGGAGATAAACATAAAAAGATATTTCTCATCAGCAGATTTACAGATCGGCATATTACTTCAAGCACTTGGACTTAGTGACTTGTCTTCAGATAGTGCGATCTCTTCCGGAATTGCGGCCTTACATAGAACGTGGAGCACGACTCATTATTACTATACGCAAATTGTTAACTTTGATCACGACGAGGTTAATGATGACAGAAGCGAGTGGAACGTACTCCCTGTTTTTGTTGGTGATGCGTCGACTGTTGTTATGCAATTCGATGCGAATTCTCATCCCTCAGTCGCTCTTGTTTCTGAGAACTTGGAAAGCTCTATCATAAATATGGACGTGTATCGACAATCTCATCGAAGCGCCGCGCTAACTGCTGGCATGACGTCTCTCCCAGAAGCTAACGTGCTTTACGTTAAAGACTACAGCGATAACGCAGGACTTACCAGCGCTACAACGGTCACAATTCCAAGATCTCAACTTGACTCGCAAAACATTGTTTATATTCTGCTAGGCGCGGCAACAAGCAAGGACTATAAAGATAAAAACGGTCCTTTAAGTAGAGATGGAGCACTTCCAATGACGTATGGTGCCGACTATGAGCAAGATGGTACATACAGATCAGGCATAGCGATGCGTATAGATCATGATAACGCTATATTTAGGCGCACATAAGGAGGTGATAGTATGACTGAAAATTTACAGGAAACACTTAATGCTATCACGTCTTCTGTCTACGGGAGCGATATTAGAACTGCAATGTACACGGCGGCAAGTATAATTAATGGTGATGAGAGGGCTTTAAAGTCTTTGGCAGATAGGTGCGACGGTTTATCTAACGCTGCGCTTGCTGAGGCTGCCGCAATTCTTTCTGTTATATTTAAGAACTGTACGCCATCGCAAAAAAGCCAAATTGAAGCTTTGCCATCTTATAGCGCTTTCGCCTCTAAGATTAATCCGGAGATCGCTAATGTTACTGTAGCGAACGTTGCAACTGGCCTTATAAATGCTGGCATTAGTATTAGTGATCCGTCTGATCCGGTGGCTGTTACCGATGCATTTAAGACATTTATAAGTGATTACACAAGGCGGTTTACATATTACACAAGTAATTCCAGGTTTACTGCGGATAGCAACAATAGATTCTATATAGCTAACTTTACTAATTACGCTTCAATTAACATATCAGATGCTAAGAAACTAGAAGTTAGTTGCCAGCTTTTATCGGATAGTCATGACCAATCTCCTAGCTGCTGTATACTATTTACCCGGCGGCCATCTGCCTATTACAGTTTTGAGAGCCTCATCAACGGTGGCGGGTATCCAGTATCATATGTCACTGATCACATAGCATCAATAGAATCTGATACGGTTTATCAACTTAACGCAAATATTCGATTTGCTGTCGACAAAGAGATTTTGGATTTCTACGATATGGCTTATTTATATGTTGGCCTTGTAACCAAGTCTTGCAGTAGCAAAGCAAAGTTCGACATCACTATAACCGCAAACCGCTTAATTCACAGAGGCGTTACTTAATGGAGGTGATTATATGGCTACGATAAGTCAGAATCTGCTGCTGTTAAGTAGCGTTAAGACGGGAAAAGAAGCCAGGCCGTTAATTCTATCTATATTTTACGGCATGGAAGATGCCATGAAAAGCATCGAAAGCATAGGCAGTACGCTTTCCGAAACATTCCCAGTTGCGGTGAGTAATTATAACACGGCTATCGTCGCGGCTGTCGACGCTTTTGGAACTATGGGAATGATATCTACAAGCATTCCTGATCGTGCTTACGCTGGCAATAGCGAGATAACGTCGTTTACGGGGTCTTTTGTTAGAAGTATTGGCGCCCGTGCGTTTGCTAGCTGCGTCAACTTAGAAACTGTTGATTTTCCGGTCGCTTCTTATATTGGCGGCACGGCATTCCAAGATTGTTATAGTTTGGCTGCGGTTAGTTTTCCTGCTGCAACTGATATTGGGGATTATGCTTTTTACAAATGCAGCGCTCTGACAAGCGTTAACTTTCCTTCCGCGATAAACATCGGATCAAACGCGTTTAATAGTTGCGCTTCTTTAACAAATGCTGACTTTAAAGCTGCAGCGAGCATAGGTCAGAACGCATTCTCAAGTTGCATTGCTTTAACAAACGTTAGTGTTCCAGCCGTCACAACAATTGGTCAGTACGCATTCCAAAGTTGCCATGCTCTAGCAAGTATCAGCTTGCCGGCAGCAACAAACATTGGATCGTATGCATTTTTTAATTGCATAAATCTATCAATCATCGATTTGACAGAGGTGTCGCAGCCTCCTAGCCTTATCTCAAATGCGTTTTTTAATACTCCGATATCAAAATCATCCTACCTTGGATATTTTGGATCGATCTGGATTCCTGAGGGCATGATGAGCGCGTTCCTCTTAACGTCCGGCTGGAGTTACTATTCGGAGAGACTAACGGAAGTTGAAGAAATTGACGATCCTGGCTGGGAAGGATGGGGATAACAAGTCACAAAAAAGGAGATACAAATGAAACTTGAGATTTTAATTCCGCAGTATAAGGAAGATGAGAGCATATTAAAGAGTATGCTAACTTCCATCGAGGTTCAGCAAAGCATTGACCTTGCTAAAGATATTGGAGTGATCATCGCAAACGATGGATCAGACACACTGCTATCTAGGGAATTCTTAGATAGCTTTTCTTTTCCCATAAAGTATCTTAAGTTGGAGCATGGCGGGGTATCGAAGACAAGAAATGCTTGTCTTGACGCAGCAACAGCGGACTACGTTATGTTCTGTGATGCCGATGATATGTTCATCAACGCCTGCGGACTATACGTTATCCTTAGAGAGATTGCTAACGGGGGGTTTGACTCTCTAATCTCCATATTCGTAGAGGAGACAAGGCACCCGAAAACTGGTGAGATTCTATACATCAACCGGGAGATGGACTCCACATTCGTTCACGGCAAGGTGCATAGGAGACGCTATCTGATCGATAAAGGGATCAGGTGGAACGATGCACTTACCATTCACGAGGATAGCTACTTTAACTGTCTTTGCCAGAGCCTTTCTAAGGACGTTAAATACTGCCAGACGCCGTTCTATCTTTGGAAATGGAGAGACGAGAGCGTGTGCAGGCATGATCCAAAGTATATTTTAAAGACCTATAACAATATGCTGGACTCGAATACAGCGCTTGTTAACGAGTTTATGCGGCGGGATAAGAAAGACAAAGCAGCCTTTTACGCAACTTCGATGATCATGGATGCTTACTACACCATGAATAAAGACGAGTGGCTAAATCAGGAAAATAAAGAATACCGGGCCAAAACGGAGAGGCGCTTTAAAGACTACTACGTAACATTCAAGGATCTATTCGATACGATCGATGAGACCGTAAAGAACCAGATCATTGTTGGTATTAGAAATAGGATGTTTTCGGAGGGCATGATGATGGAGTCCGTCACGTTTTCCGACTGGATCAATCATATTCTAACACTCTAGAATGGAGGGCTTATTATGGCTAATGATGTTAAAGTTCCGGAAAGCGCCTTGTACTATAACAAGGGCGTTACAGCATATGTGAAAGACGGCAACGTTGTATTTAACGCTCCGAATGACGGGGTTCTTATTGGATCCGAGTCCGATTTAGATGTTCTTACGATGTTCGAGCCCGGCACGATTGCTTTTACTTCCGGATTTACGAGCATGTGGATGAAAAATATTGGCACCGGCTGGACTAAGTTCGTATAAGGAGGTCTTATATGGATATTATGACATGGATTGCCACATTTGGCATCAATAAAGGTACTCCATCTCCAGGTCCAGATCCAGGTCCTGATCCCGGAGGAGACAGTAGTATTGACGGCCTTATCGATGGAACCGCCAGTACGTATTATAATTCGACGGTTACTGGTATCGCGCCATACATGTTTGCCAGTAACTCCGCTTTGACATCTGTTGACTTTCCGGCTGTTACGAGTATTGGTAGTCAGGCGTTTGACTGGTGTTCTAAATTAACCAGTATAAACTTTCCAGCGGCAACAGAGATTGGCAGCAATGCGTTTAATGCATGCAGAGCACTAACCAGTATAAGTTTTCCTGCGGCGGAGATAATTGATTACGGAGCGTTTGCCAATTGCTATGAGTTACTTACTGTCGACTTTCCTTCGGCTAAAAGCATAGGTACGTATGCCTTTTCGAATTGCTCTAAGTTAACATCTATAAATTTTCCATCTGTAGAAACTATTGGCGCTAACGCATTCTCCTTTTGTTCAAAATTAACTGAAGCCAGCTTTCCGTGTGCTATTAGCATTTCTAGTGGCGCTTTTTGTTCTTGCTATAATTTAAGTAACATCTATTTTCCAGTGTTAACTTCAATATCGGCAAACGCGTTCAAGTCATGCCAATCACTAACAAATATTAGTTTTCCAAACGTACTATCCATAGGTGGAACTGCATTCAATGGTTGCCGCATGCTAACTTCTATTAGCGTTCCTGCTTTAAAAACTATTAATGCGATGGCATTCACACATTGTTCGGCATTAACAGCCATTAGCCTGCCGGCAGTAAGCAGTATTGGCGCTGATGCTTTCATGGGTTGCATCTCATTAGTAAGCATGTACTTGAACGTGAGCAGCATTCCAGGAATGAACACCACAGCACTTTCAGAAACCCCAATCGGCAAAAGTTCCTACACCGGCTCATTCGGCTCAATCTTCGTGCCATCATCTCTCTATGAAAGCTTTATTTCGGCTAGTGGTTGGCGCGTTTACTCAGATAGGATTGTACCATATTTCTAAAGGAGGCAGGCTATGCCACTTAATATTATAGACTATACTTGTACCAAAAACAGGTGTTATATTCAAGGCAAAAAACGCAAGCCGATAGGTATCCAGATACATTCTATCGGATGCGCTCAGGGAACGGCTAAGAGCGTCGCAGACTATTGGAACTCACCAAACGTCTCGGCGCTTGTTCATTATATTTGTGACAGCGACAGCCCGGGGAAGGTACTTAAAACCCTCCCTGAAGAGATCGCCCCATGGGCTGATGCCGGATACGGAAATAGGAATCTTATTGCAATCGAAATGTGCGAGAGCGATTTCATGAAGTATACCGGAGGGGCCAGCTATTATGTCACAGATGAGAAGCAGTTTAAAAAAGATATCCTGCAATCTTACAACAGCGCGGTAATGCTTTGCGCTGATATTTGCAGGCGCTACGGATGGAATCCTTGGAGCAAGCTCTCTAGCGGTCTATACCTCATTTCCTCTCACAACGAGGGCAGAAGGGCAGGACTATCTAGCTCTCACGTAGATCCAGATCATGTGTGGGAGAAAGTCGATAAGACCATGGAAATGTTTAGAAACGATGTTCTTTATGCTATTGGCGATTCATTTGAGCCTTTAATTACTGCCGAAAAGGTCTGGTACAGAGTTAGAAGAACGTGGGGAGATGTTACTTCTCAGCTTGGTGCGTACGAAGTAAAAGAGAACGCTATAAATAACTGCCCGTACGGATACTCGGTGTTTGACGAGAACGGTGAGGCCATTTACTCAAATAACGAGAGGAACAGCGGGCTTCAGGCAAGCGACTTTAATGTATCTAGCGAATCTGTTGCAGCGGATCTGATCCTTGAGACAGTTCACAAATGCGATAAGAGCGGAATTTTCTACTCAGTCACAGCGGCTCAGGGGATCCTTGAGAGCGGGTATGTTAAGACCGAGCTTGCTAGAAAAGCTAACAACTGCTTTGGAATGAAGGTAAATCTTTCCGGAAACACCTGGGAGGGATCAACCTGGGACGGAACCAGCAAGGTTAACATCCTTACGTGGGAAGTATATAACGGCAAATCGGTTCAGGTGCATGCCGACTTTAGGAAGTATAAGACTGTGGAGGATTCCATTAAGGATCACTCGGCTTACCTTCTTGGGGCTATGAACGGCTCTAAAAAGAGGTACGAAGGGCTGCTTAACGCCAAAACGGCCAAGGATGCTATCACCATCATAAAGAACGGCGGCTATGCAACGGATCCGAATTATATTTCGAAGATTCTAAAGCTGATCGATCGCTTCAACCTTGATCAGTATGATAGCGAGATCACTGGGGTTGTTAAAAAGGAAGAAGCACCTGCGCCGGCTAAGACTTACTATAGAGTTCAGGTCGGACGTTTTAAGTCTCTTGCTCTTGCAAAGGGATGGGCCGCAACTGTTACTGATATTACAAGGATGCAGTGCTCAGTTGAGATTTACGAGGATGACTATCAGGTTGTTTGTGGATCCTTCACCAATAAGGAAAAAGCCGATGCAGTAAAGATGCTGCTTAAGAAAGAATTTATGGTAGATAGTGAGGTCAAGATGGTTGTGATATAAGTCGCAAAATTTTCACTTCCTATAGTAGAAAGGAGGTGGACCGGGTGGCCGGCATAAATCACGTCCGTCTGGCGTTGCTAACCAGACATCAGCACGTCTTAATGCCACATCTATAGAGCACATCACCCATAAGGTCTTGGAGTAATTCAGGGCCTTATGTCTTTTTTTTTCAAATCCCAAATTTTTCCCGGTGGGAATTTTTCGAAAATGTTTCAACGAGGTACTATGATATGCTGAAAATACTGAAGAAGATATTCTGCAAACATGACTACAAGTTCGTACGCCTGTTATATGGTGACGAAATCAACGAGCATTGTGGTAAACGGAAAGAATATTGCTGTGTGAAATGCGGTATGTACAAATGGGAGTGACGGAGATGTTGTAATAAGTGCCCACCACGCATAAGGTGAAAGCACTGCGGACCACGGTGGGACTTTTTATAATGACACTTTAAACTAACTTTATATTTTCGGAGGTAACGTAATTGATCAAGAAAGACATAGAACTAACCAGAGGAGATACCCTTAGCTTCGACGTAACAATCTCTGAGATCGAAGATGTTACCGTCGAAAGCCTATACTTCTCGGTTAAGAAGAGACCGATGGATACTAGTTATATTTTCCAGAAGAAGTTAGAAGACGGAATAACATTTTTGGAAGAGAACAAGTATCGTGTCCGAGTTGCTCCGGAGGATACCTGTGAATTGCCTGCCGGGAAGTATACATATGATCTGCAGGTCGGTCTCGGCAGTGATATTTACACACCACTTATGGGAACGTTTAAGCTTAACTGGGATGTAACGGAGGAAATCGAATGAAAATAGAATTTGAGTTTGATAACACCGTAATAGCCGATACAAGTACAGACCCATTTAGCGTTGATATTACAGGCGGCATCGGACCTCAAGGCTTGAAAGGTGATAAGGGCGATCCTGGAGAGCAAGGCGAACAAGGTCCGGCTGGTCCTCAGGGACCTAAAGGTGACAAGGGAGAGGTTGGGCCAATGGGTCCGACTGGTCCCGCCGGTCCTAAAGGAGATAAAGGTGACCCTGGTCCAAAAGGCGATGCTGGAGAACAAGGCCAAAAAGGAGAACCAGGAGATACCGGACCTCAAGGGCTTACAGGTCCAAAGGGCGATAAGGGTGATACTGGAGATCCTGGACCTAAAGGCGATAAAGGTGATACTGGTCCTGCTGGCCCGCAAGGCGAACCCGGCCCTAAGGGCGATACCGGACCTCAAGGACCCAAAGGTGATAAAGGAGACACCGGTGAGCAAGGTCCAAAGGGCGATAAGGGTGCCACAGGAGACACTGGACCTCAAGGTGAACAAGGTCCTAAAGGTGACAAAGGTGATACTGGTGAGACCGGACCACAAGGCCCAAAGGGTGACAAAGGTGATACTGGTGAGACCGGACCACAAGGCCCAAAGGGTGACACTGGTGAGACAGGGCCTCAGGGTGCGCGAGGACCGAAAGGTGATAACGGAGCTGATGGTGCCGATGGAGCTGATGGATATTCGCCAACGGCTTCTGTTAGTAAGACAGACGGTGTGGCGACGTTCACCGTAACGGATAAGAACGGGACAACGACAGTAGAGATCAACGACGGAACTTTAGCGAAACTTGTTATCTTATCGTATGGAACTAGTACATGGAACGATTTCATTACCGCATACGAAGCAAACGCTATTGTTTATTGCCGTGCGTCATCTAGTTCAAACCCGGCTACTGGAAGCAAGACCAGAATGGCATTCATGGCTTACGTCAACAAGGAGAACGATCCAACAGAAGTCGAGTTCCAGTATTACAGATCCGTATCATCGCATTCCATCAGTCAGCAAGGCGATCAGGTATATGTTTACAAGCTAAACAAGACCAATGGATGGTCAGTTACGGTTCGCGAATCGTATACAAAAATCGTCCCGGGGACCAATATCGGAACGTCATATGCTAGCGGGTCGTTAACAATCAATTTCACCGGATCTGCTGATAGTATTGGTGCTATTCCGGCGCCAGCGTCACCACCAACCGGTGCCGTTCTTACGTTCAACGGAACAGAATGGGTTGCGCAGCTGCCTTAAGTAAGATTTAAAGGAGATACAATATGTCAGTTATATTTGTAATTATTCTTGTTATAGTCGGCTTATTTGTCGGATTCCTTGTCGGAGCGTGTGTATTTCATGAACCGTATCCGAACGTCGGCGACTTTGTTCTTAACTTTAAGAATCCGGATGAGCCGCCAGTAGCAATAAAACTACACGACGATATCAACGTTGACGACCCGCCTAGTAAGGTGATCATGAAACTTGATATTCTAAAATAGGAGGTAGCCATGGGGGAGAATTCAAAAGCGTTTCTTGACGCGCTTAAAGGCATGGACGTTACCATGCGAGAAGACATTGCAAACGATATGCCTTGGGTTTACGATAATGCCAGAACGCCGGCCGCATCTTTTAGAGTCGCTAGAAAGACCGGAAAACGTTATATTTCCTGTGCCAATGCCGTTAAGTGGGCGCTTAAGGCTATCGGTATTCCAAGCGCCTCCCTTAGTTGGTGGGGCGACATGGGAGTCATTCACTGGAGCAGCGCAAATGCTGAAAAAGAAGCTAAGAAATTCTTTAACATCATCAAGATCGGCAATAAGACGCAAAAGCAGTGCATCGCAGAAGGACTTATCTTACCTGGCGATGTGCTTATGTTTAACGACTATAGGCACACCAACGCGGTATATTCTAAGACCAAATCGTTCGATGCCGGTCATGCGTACTGCAACGGCGAAGCTTTTACTAAATGGATCGGCAAGATGGTGTGTGCTAACGATAAGGTTTCTTATATTTTTAGGCTAAAAGAACTCTACTACCGGGTACAGATCGAGGCTGATTCTAAGAAGGCTACTGCTTACGCAACGGCAAAGAAAGCTAAAGAGGCGCTAGGACTTGAGACCTTCACCGAATACATGAGTGATAAGAGGTGGCATGTGTTCTGTGGATCGTTTGACAGCGAGGATAATGCTCTCAAACGCCGTGACGTTGTGCGCAGCGTCTACCCGAAAGCCTTTGTTAAAGAGGTCCTCGCATAAATTTCATGTTCTATAATGAAGAGAAGGTAAACATATAGAACCTTAAGACTACAACGATGTATAGGCATAGACCGAATACTAGTAGGTGGGCGCAAACCCCACTCTATATGTATAAGCAGTAGCGTGGCTCGCCTTCTCTTTCATGCTCGTGAATAATTCACGGGCTTTATTTTTTTCTCGAACGTATGAACGACTAGACGTTATTTTTCGCAAATATTACAGCGTCTATAATAGAAAGGAGGTATCTAAAATGAAAAAAAGTGATGTATATGGTTGTCAGAAGTATAGTGATGGCTATGCAGACTATCCTGGTAAAGGTAAAATCTATGATAAAGATGTTGCGAAGCTTGTCAGTAAGCATCTCAGATTCTTTGATAGATTCAACGTAAGGAAAGTTGTAGAAGCCGGAATATATGCTCAACTTATGCTGATGGGAGTCGTTGAAGAACCTAAAAAGAAAAATTGGAAGTTTTAATTTAATAAGCCTCGGAAGAAATTCTGGGGCTTTCATTTTTCTCCGCGAACTCTCGAAGAGAGTAAGCTGGTCTTGAGCAAAGCGAAAGTTCCCTACGCAGGTGACAACTTTTCGTTTTAGAATGCTACCATGTTTGCAAATGTATTGAGCGAGGCCGTATCCCTTGGTATAATCGATCTGACCCATCTCCAAGGGATAGTGGAAATGAAAAAAGAAGACTTATATTTGAAAAACCACGCCTTTAGCATATGGCAAGGCAAGAACGGCAAGTGGTATACGTATCTGCCGAGCGCAAACGGAAGGAGGCTTGTAAAGAAAAGCAGCGAGGAAGATTTAAAAGCCGCTATTGTGTCTTTCTACAAGGAAGAAGATAAGAAAGATTCACTAACATTTATAGATGTCTACCATGAATGGAGGGAATTTAAAGACAAACTGGTAGATGGAAACTCAGTTGCGAAGTACGAAACGGATGAGAGGAGGTACTTTACGGATCCGTTTTTCTCTAGAAGGATTGATATTTACATAGAAGATGAGATCATGGTACAAATTAGGACTATGATTGACGAAAAGAAGTTATGCAAAAGCGCTACGAAGTCACTAGTTGGATACATTAAGAATACTTTCACCTTTGCACTTAGAAAGGGATACATACAAAAAGACCCTTGTGCATTTATAACGCCAAAGGTCTTCAACAAGTATTGCTACGCATCTAAAAGGTCCGCTAAGAGCCAGGTAATTGAGCGAGCCGATATAGGTAAGCTAAATGATATTTTTAAGGAAGATTACCTAAAGCGGCCGTGGTATATGCCAACTTATGCCGTTGAGATGGCGTCTTTAACTGGCATGAGAGTTGGCGAATTGTCTGCTCTTAGGTGGGACCATGTGCTATCAGACTATATTTTAGTTGATTCTTCCGAAAAATACAAGAGGAAGAGTAAAGAGTATTGTGTTGAGAGCACAAAGAACGATAAGATCAGGGCTTTTCCTTTGACGGATGAGCTTAAAGACCTTCTTCGGCGTATACGATTAGCGCAGGAGGAATACGTTGGCAAAAGCGAGTGGATATTTGCAGATGAAAATGGAAGGATACACGCACCAGTTATCTCATCTTGCATAAAGAATAAATGCCGGATGCTTGGAATAACTGAGAGGGGCATACACGCATATCGAAAGACTCTAAATTCAGCTATGAGAGCAAACGGTGTCCCATCTGTTGTCGCTGCTTCGATTATCGGTAATTCTGTTGAGGTGAACGACAAATACTATACGTATGACGTCGCCACAATAAAAGAAAAGAGCCTAGCAGTAAGCCAGGCCCTAAAGGTAATCAAAGGTAATCAGGCAGCTATGTTAGGTTAAGTCCGATTACCAATGATTCTAAAAGAAAAATCGGGGTAACAGGATTTGAACCTGCGACCTCACGGGTCGCGAAATAGCGAAAAAGCGTGATATTTACAGTGCTTAAGTAAGCAGGTAATCAAAAAGTAATCAAGAAAGGAGAGTCCTTGGAGATGGGCTCTTTTTTTTTTCGCAGACTTTTCATCTCCTATAATGAAACTATTGATGCTTTATTAAGGAGGATTAACATGGAAGAGAAGCTTAAAAGGATTGAAGAAGTTGAGCGGAAACTTAGAAGATTTGAGCGGAAAGGTTATAAACTTATGGCTGAACTTAGAGCAATTGAAGCCTATGACTGTAGCCTTTCTGCCAAATGGGCAGATGATTCGTTCGCTCGGACAATCAAATGGAGCAACGGCACCATTAATACTGCTCGTGAATGGGCATTGAAGGAAATTGAAAAATGATGGTAAGCTCCTGGGACATAAAAATCTCAGGGGCTTTATATTTTTCGTCAGTTTTGCTAAATTGTATACTGTTCTGGCTTATGATATACTTGCCTCTATCAAAATGAAGGAGGTTACTATATGTCAAGGTATACTAATGAACAGATCAAAGAAGCTGTTGAACATTTAACAAATGACCCATTAGGCTGTTGCATAAGACCTGAAAAAATAGATTATTTTGATCAGAGTGTACAGATTAGAGTTAAGTCGCGAAGCGGTAAAGAGTCACATATTTTACATTACGAATTTGAGGAAGATGGGCATTTAAATGTTTGGGGTGGATACAGTAGTGAAAGTAGTAAAATGAAATTTGCACATCAATTAGTAAACTTTCTTCAAGCTCTCTAAATAGAGGGCTTTTTTTTTCGCAAATAATACATGCCATATAACGACAGAGAAGTTCACAAAAGAAAGGAGATACATTATGAATGCATATGTCGTAACCTGCTTGATGAGTGCATTTACCGATGAGGTAGCGGACTATAAAGATCGTAAGATTCTTGGCGCGTTTGGAACGAGGAGTCGAGCAATGACATTTATCCTTGGGATAGATGCAGTTGAAGTAGAATTCCCGATAGCAACGAAGGTCAAGATACTTGCGTCTTCTGACATTACTTTAAAGGATGCTGTGCGTATCGGACGAGGATTGGACGAAGAAACAGAGTGGTATTTTGAATTTAACATTGAAAAGGTTCCTGTCAAATAAAAGTTACCCTCGGGAGAAATCCTGAGGGTTTTTATTTTTGTTGTATACTAATGTTCGTTCCTACAATTTTATTTTCAAAGGAGGTTAAACATGGGAACAAACGTTAGAGTAAAGCTCTCAAAAAGGGGCGCTATTATTTAAGCAAAGAAAGGAGACTGGAGTTAACGCACTTTTGCTTGCAGTATTATGAGTGGAAAAGGGAGCTTACCGCAATAAATATGCTTCCTGTATGCTCATATCAGGAGGTTAAAGGTAGTATTCCTAGTGATACAACTGCGAAAACGGCACTGAGAGACTTATATTTTAAGGAAAAGTGCGAAATGGTAGAAAGGTCCGCAAGAGAATGTGATCCGGACATCGGATCGTTTATATTTGAAGCGGTAACTACTGGAAAGAGTTTTTCATGCTTTGAAGCTTCTGGAATACCTTGCGGAAGAGACATGTTTTATGACAGACTGCGCAAATTCTATTGGATCCTCGATAAGTATCGCAAATAATTCATCTTCTATAATGAGAATAAATTAAGAAAGGAGGTATGATCTGTTAGGTAACTGACAGATGCCTGAAATCTAAAATTTAATAACATAACCCCATACGGAATGACCTGTGATATTTCATGGGTCATTTCTTTTTTCGCAGATTTTTCATATCCTATAATGAAAAGAAGCTTAATGCCACCGGAAGGGGAGTATGCTTAAGGAGCATTGAGTAAAAAGATTTTACTGTTTGAGTGAATTGACACATTTCAAAACTTAAAGGTGAGCTTAGACGTCAACAGTGTAATAAACTGCGGCGGATCCGAGAACACCCGGCGGGTAAATATAAAATGACGAATTATTAACGTCAACCTGAGAGCTGGGGCCAATCGCCGGTAAATCATATCTTTTTTATTTTTTCGCAAATAAATCATCTCCTATAATGATACAATTATTGATTTTTCAATAGGAGGAAACGAAATGAAAAATGACTTAATCGGAAGAGGTATGGCGCTTGTTGTTGTACTCATGATTGTGGCGTGTATTATGCATCCGTCGCTCTGGATTGGAGCGTTTGGTGCGATACTCAACATTTTAATCTGGGTGCTGTTAGCAAAGATCGTCTGCCGGCTTGTGTTTAAGAAGTCGATCAGAGAATTGATTCTTGGCGAAAAAGACGACGATTGATCTAATGCGAGGTACGTGTAATCGCTGTAATTACATGGCCTCGCAGTTTTTTCATATCCTCTAATGAAAAGAAACTAACCAATATTCAAAGGAGGATATTATGAATAGAATAACTAAAACTAGCATTGGTATTGTGATTTGCATGATGATCGGAGCTGTTGGAATAGCTGCTGTGACATTGGCATTGAGCATGGCTTGTGTGTATACAAGTCTGTTCGATGGGTGGAGCAGCATGTCCATTACACTGCTCTGGCTCGGACTGGATATTTTTATGGTATCAGCGCCGTTTGGTAATTGGATTTATAAACTGACTGGAAAGGAGGAGCAGAAGTAAGTTCAACGAGGCATCGCGTATTATACGTGGTGTCTCGGCTTTTCTCGCAGATTTTTCATCTCCTATAATGAACACTAATTTTATATTTTCCATTATAGGAGGTACAAAAATGAGAAACTGGTTAAAAACAAAAGCAACTGAAATGACCATCGGAGATACACTTAAGTATACCGGATTGATCACGATCGTTGCCTACGGACCGGTTCTTGTTGCTATGTATTGGAGTAGCATCAAGAGCAAGTGCGGAGAAATGATCGGCATCATAAAGGAAAAGCTTGGGAGGTGATCCATGGGCACATTAGGGATCATTTTAATCATAATCGGATGTGTACTTGTTATTATGAGTAACGATTGATGTTCACTTAAGACCATGCATGAATGGAAAGTTCACATGGTCTTTTTTTTCTTCACGAGCTCTCAAATAGAGCAAGTCAGTAACGAAGTTATCTGAGTTCGCAGATAAATCATGGGCTTTAATGGTACACATAGAACCATTTAAAGAAAGGAGAAACGTATGGTTGTACAGTTTAGAGATGAATACGAGAAACGGCTTTATGAAGCTAATCAGAAAATTCTCGAATGCTATGCAATGCTGGATCCGTCTGATGATGATTATACCGAAAAGATGGAAGCCTTAGCTAAACTGCAGAAGGAAATCGCAGTCGACTACAAAGCATATGGCGATCTTGACATTGAGGAAGCCCAGAACAAGCTCGAAGAAGAGAAACTTGTTCATGAGAAGAAATCGAGCAAGATTGGACATATTTTGCAGGGAGCCGGCTTGGCGTTGTCCGGATGTACGTTTATCTTTGGCCAGGTTATGAAGGATAAACATTTCAAACGTGCCAGTAAATTTGAGGAAGAGAATGCGTATCTGAAGACTTCTGATAAGAAGGCCGTTGATGACGCGCTCAGGGATGATCAACCGACAAAGAATTTCTTCCAGTTTTGGAAGTAAGTACCAAAGACCTCGGGAAAATTTCTCGGGGTCTGTGTTTTTGAAAGGAGAATGAAATGGATAAAAACTGTTCAACATGCCTTTACTCTGCGCGTGGACATAAATACGAAGTGATTGAAGCGATTTGCAGAGAATGTGATCCAGAAAAATTTACGAACTGGCATCCAGACTACAGAAGTATGCTTACCGTGGACTACAAGGACAAATGGGATAAATGCGCAGAGATATCTGAATATGCTTTCAATCGCATACGCGAAATGTTTGAGAAGAAAGGCTACGGGCCGCTTAATGATCAGGCTGTTAAAGCGGACGCTGGCAAGCCGAAGCTCACGTTGGTTCCCAGGCAGATTCTATTCGACGTTGCGAGAGTCAGAGAATACGGCAACAACAAGTATCCGGATGGCGGCGTAGATAATTGGAAGAACGTCGACGTACAACGGTACCGTGACGCTGCGTTCAGGCATTTCGTGGCATATCTTAACAATCCGTATGGCACGGATGAAGAGTCCGGACTGCCGCATCTTTGGCATCTGGCGTGTAATATTGCGTTTCTTTGCGAGATGGAGAAGGATGGGTACTGCTTAATTGGCGCGGAGGTAAAAGATGACTAAAAGAATTCGTGTAGCCTTTGCTAGACCGTTAATTCTTATGGACTTCCATAAAGCAAATATACAGGACGCTTCGTATCATGCGTATGTACAGCTCTTATGCAGGCATAATATTAAGATATCTGCGCCGGAGTTTTACATGTATCACTTCGAAATTACAATAACGGCAGATGATGAGTTGGCGCTTCGTAACCCCGGAAAGAGGCTGCGCGGTATTGGTCGTTATTTGCTGAACAAATGGCCGGAAAAGTACGGACCAATGAAAGTCGGTAGCCGGCTTTTTTATTTTGCGGAGGTATAGCGCCGTATGACCAGCAGCGTGATATTTTGCCCTAATTGCGGAAGGGCGTCAAAAGTTATTGACACGCAAAAACGCAGTGACGGATCAATTCATAGGATAAGGAGCTGCAAACCGTGTCTTAAGAGGTGGGAGACTGTCGAAATACTGGTGGAGGAGTCCGTTAGGTGGTCTCTTCCACGTAATAAGCATAAAGAAAGGGGATAAGAATGGTCACTCATGTTTGCTATTACCGAAAATTGCAAGCTATTTTAGATCTTGGGTTTAACTTAAAAGAATATATTGATGGTTGCTTCGAGTTTGGTTTAAATTCAGATCCGGATGTCAGAGTTATATTAGACTGCACCGGCATTGATGGAGAGTATGTATTACACTCACAATACTATGACGATAGAATTGAGGATTATGTTAGCTATGGTCTTGATGAAAAGCAGCTCGATAGATTTCTAGCATTTATGAAGATATTGTCGAAGATGAAAGTAATTCCGGTGCCGGTATGGAACTAGTAGAAAGGAGATAAGAATGGGAGCTGTAGTAACGCTTGTTAAAGAAAAAACGGATGATATGGTCAGCGTAAAGGATGCTGCCATGCTTCTCGGTGCTGGATATTCTACCGTAAACAGATGGGTATATGATGGAAAGATCCCGGCGTGCAAAGTTAAAGGATCAAAGACTCATTATATTAAGATTGATGATCTCAATAGCTTTGAGCAGAACGGGTCAATTAGAAAGCGTGGATGCAAAAAGAAAGTGCGCTCATCTGTTGAGATTTTGGAGACCATGTCGGACACACAGCAGGAGCTTTTACTCGAAGCATATGCCGCGACAGCAAAGCTCTTAGCAATAACGTTTGATATTGATCAGATCGGCATGATTAAGGCAACGCTCAATAACCTTATTAATAACGACGAGACACTTAGCAGCGTGCTTGAGACGGCGCCGGAGATCATCGAGGCCCTTCCTAAGAAAGGAGAGAACTAAATTAAATGAGCAGCTATCTTAAGAAGCTGGCTAAGGCAGTGAACCGAATAAATAACCTTCGAAGGTTTGGCACGCCCGTGGTCTGGGCTTATATGCTATATGTCTGTGAGGATTGCGGCAATAGGCTTTTCATGTATTTAGAAGAAGGACTTGAGCAAGGCGGAGCGCGACATAAGCCCGTTCCGTTCGCTATTAGGTGTCCGAAATGCGGTGGGTTTCATTGCTACGACGTAACCGGGTTGATTAAGCTTACGTCTGGACCGAGAGCATTGAACGCAAAAGAACATTATTTTAAGAACACGCTAAAAGATGACTGCGGTATTCCGGTACATCCGGCGAATATAGAAAGGGATGAATAAGCATGATTGAAATTACAAATGTTGATGTTCAGGGTTTTGAACCAGCAATTCGCGGCATGAGAAACCCGCTTAATTCTTGGGAGAAGAGTGACTCCGTGTTTTACGATCAGTGGTCTGGCGAATACCATGATATTTGCGGCAATAGCGGACCGTATGACTCTGATCGAGTCTCTGCCAGCTACGAGCTTGGCGAGAACGACCTCACGCTCATGAAAAAACTAGCGGCAGCAGGAAGAGAGCACTCCAAGTACAGACGTATGATCGCAGTATGGATGGATATTAAGGCACCTCTTTACTGGTGGAAGGAGTTTGACACGTATAAGGTTGGCACGGTATCGGACTCTTGCTCAACAATGCATAAAATTGCTGCTAAGGAGTTTGAGCTAGAGGATTTTAGTCACGAGCATCTGTTAAACGACGATGCACGCGGTTCCTTGACATTTCTTGATTACACGTGTGACGTGCTCAACTATTATCGAAGCGTCTACATTGAAACCAAAAACAAAAAATATTGGTGGCAGTTAATCCAGCTGCTACCTTCCTCTTACAATCAGAAGAGAACAATTATGCTAAGCTATGAGGTCCTGGCTAAGATCTACCACGAGAGAAAGAATCATAAACTCGATGAGTGGCGTGAGTTTTGCGAATGGATTAAGACACTGCCGTACGCAAAGGAACTTATTGTTTGCGAGGAGGAGACATGATGTCTATTGAAGAATTTATATTTGGATTTGGGCTTCTCATTATTGCGGCTATTGTATACGTATTTTTCACGCTTGGCGTATCGGCCATTGCTTCATTTGCTGATTCGGAAGACCCTGTGTTTTGGGGGGTTGCGTGGGTTTTAGGACTTTTGCTGTTTATTACAGCGGTAGGGTACGGCGCTCATAAGTCCGGGCTACTTTGAAAGGAGGAGATTTATGAAAAAGATTAGAAACCTGTTGCTGGCGTTGTTTATTTTTGGAATTCCGGCTCTTTATCTGACCGGATGCACTGAATCTGAAAAAGTCAGTGCCAACATCGCAAAAGAAGCTGATAATTTTAATGTGTACAGAAGAGTCGTCATTATTAACACAAGAACCGATAAGATCGAATTTGAGGTTATCGGTAAAATGAGCGTCAATGTAGGAAGCAATAGACTCGACTGCATCATTGAAGAGAACGGAAAATATTACAAACACATAATAAACTTAACGAGTAATAACATGTACGTAATTGAGGATCTTGGTGGATCAGAAGTTAACAAATACAAGTACGAGATCAATTATATTCCGCAGTCAATCATACCGGTTACTGTTACAACAAGCGATTAAAAGAGGAAAGGAGAACCGATGGTTTCAGATAATCAAATACAAGTGTGGCAGGACGGAAGCAAAGAGAGCGGTTATGTGCTGAAAGTTCAATCAAGATATCTTGACGATCCTGTGTTTACGCTAGAGCAAGAAAGAGCCATACACGAAATAGTACGGAGTTTTTTGCTTGTGAATAGGCAAACAGAACGCAGAAGACGTTATGTAGAGAAGAAAAAGAAAGAAAGGAGAACAGATGATAGAAGATTTGAAGAAAATAGAGAGGTAACGGATCATAATGCGTAAGTGGATATTTGGCTGTGAAAACTTTTGTAACTGTTTTTGCGGAAGGCCCAAAAACAGTGAATTTGTATGGTGCCCTGATATGAAAACTTGTGAAGAGCTAAATATTTGTGCCATATCAATGGACCCCGAGCGTCCGGATAGCAAGGATCTTATAAATAGGATTCTTAAGACTATAGAGGAGTGGCGTAGTGAATGCATAAATGTAGGCGACGAACTGGCTCCGGATGGTGATATTTTCAGCGATGATGCTTTCGTTGTTACAAATACGGATGGCGAGAGTATTTATGGTATAACAAAAAGTGGGATGATGCGCGTCATATCTCGCGTGTATATTTCTTTGGAGTCCTATAAGAAGACAGGCCGACATTTTGATGAGGTTGAAGAGTTTCTTAAAAAGATAAAGACTTCTTCCGAGAAAGGATATCGCAATTAAATCAGATGCTTTAATGAAGAATGATATATTTCATTAAAGAAAGGAGATTTACGATGAATAACGAAGAGAAAACGATTCCTATGTGGAAACTGAAACTCCAGTGTAAGGCAAAACTTGCAAAGGAAAAGGTTAAGGAAGCTGGAAGTAAGGCATGCAAAGTCATGATCGAGCATCCTGTCGAAGCTGCTTCAATCGTAACCGGCGTATTCGGAATTGCCAAACTTGGCATCAAAGAAAAACGCAGGAGAGATGAGAAGCGAGTGATTGACTGCAGGGTGTACGACAGACGGTCGGACACTTACTCCTGGGCTAAAAGACCTTTAAAGCCTGCAGAGAAGCTTGAAATGGAGAGAAGGTACCGCAACGGAGAACTGAAAAGTGAAGTTTTAAAGGATCTTGGAATTTTAAAATATTGATTTCGGTGACCTCATGTAGTTCGAAAGGATTACATGGGGTCGTTGTTTTTGGGAGTGGGTAATGATGATAAGCAATGTACCGTGTCCTTGCGAAGGGTGCACAAAAAGAAACGTTGGATGCCATGGCTCTTGCGAAGAGTATAAGGATTTTCAAGGGGAGCTTGAGCGGATCAGAGACAACATCTACGCCGAGCATAAGCATGATAGATATTTTAAGGCTGCGATTATGAGATCTGTTAAGCGAGGTGGCAGTAATAAATGAATAGCAAAAGCATAGACTTATATCTTAGAGACATTTGCAATGATCAGATTGCTTTGCAGATCGTTGAAACTCTTGGCACAGATTTTGACTACGATAATGAGCCAGTTGTGACGATCAATTTTGATATTTCAGAAAAGGAGGAACCGGCCATTGAATTTGAGGATCAACCGTCAGTTGATGGGAAAAGTATTTACTGGGCTATCCCTCATAGGGGTTGGCGTAAGTAATGTTATCACGGCTAGAAGAACGCTTAAGTATCAGGAGATACTAAATGGATATTCTGGAAATCACGTTAAGGCTGCTGTAAAAACTTATTATCCGTCGTTTATCGCGGTTGGGCTTACATGTGGATCAATACTGCTGGCAGAGGGAATTAATCTTAAAGAGATTGCCGCAGTTACTGGCGTTGTTACATATCTTACAAGTCAGCGGGATAGAACAATGGACGCTATAGAAAAATTTGGCGGAGAGGAACTGCGCGAAAAGGTTGAAACCGCCGTTCCAAAAGATCAAAAGATGGAAGCGGAAATTCGTTATATTTGCAAGGCCGGTCCTTCAGTTGAAGAGACCGGAAGAGGAGATCTACTTTGCTACGATGCATATGCTGGCAGATGGTTTAGAAGCTGCGAGACGGCTGTTAACAAAGCCATAAAAGATCTTAACGACAAGTTTGCTAGGGGAGAGTATTTGTCGCTTAATGATTTTCATGAGCTTCTCGGACTTGAGCTTACACACTTTGGGCATACTTTCGGATGGGCAGCAAATCCGGACTATTATGATTGCCCGATCGAGTTTGATGTAACAATACTTGACGAGTACAAATCCAAAAATCCGAAAGGGCAGCTTGAGACACTTGATGAGCCTGTGCTTATCATCGATTACCTTGTTTACCCAATGGAATGCTATATGTAGGTGTGAGATGGATAACAAAGAGCTGCTTGAAGCGATCATAGCAGATATTGAAAACGTTTATGTTGAAATTCCTGGATCACTTGGTATGAGCGTTAAGGAGCTTCAGGGATGGATGAACGGATATGCTGTTTGCCATGCGACCATTCTTGAGCTTCTTAAGAGAAGGGAGGAGAGTTTGCGTGACCCGATTTATAACTAGCGCGTTACTACTTATATTTTTGGTTTCGACTTGTTGTTTGGACTCGGATACCGGATGGATCTGGGTCTTTTTTATTTGGATTATCTCCGGAGGTTTATCTGTATGGCACTTTACAAGTACGATGGCCCAGTTACAAGCTTTGGAAGGGTCATTGCCGAGCGTTGGAGCGGGAAAACGCAGGCTACTTCGTATGCCAAAGCCAAAAACAACCTGATATTTCAGTTTAAAAGATCAAATAAGCTGCTTCCAAGTTCTAGAATAGAGCTTCCTGGCTCATTTAGCATCATCTAATTCGCAAATATTTCTAGCCTTATAGTGAAACTAAAGTATAAATAATTAATAAGGAGATACAACTATGAAGGCAAAAGCAACACTTATTGCACCCGTTAACTATGACGAGATGGTAAGAGTAAAGCACTTTCTTATTAGCCGAAACAAATCGTTTAGAACGATTCATGTTCCGGTAAGTGAAGAAGAGTCGCTTCCTCTTATCATGACGGACATGGATATTTTGGAGAAAGTTGTGTTTAGACTTACATTTAAGACAAAATCCGAACGAATTAGTGTATTTGGTTGATGAAAAAGACCTCGGGAAAATTTCTCGGGGTCATTTTTTCGCAACTTTTGAAAGGAGATACTATGGCACATGAAATATTATACGCTGACGGTGCTAAGGTTCCGTGCAGTGACCCAACCATTGAAATTCCAGTAAAACAATACTGCGATGCCATTATGGCTATTCAAAAGCTTGATGATATTCGTAGAGTCTGCTGGTGCGGCGGTGCAAGCAACAGTCCATCGTCTATATTAGAGGCCGTTAGAGCAATCGTTAAGAGAGAATCCTAACAAAATTCGCAGAAAAAACAACCGCTATAATAGAGAACCAGATTTCGTATTGATTTCTAGTTCTTTTTATTTTTGTAGGCTTTCAAGAAAGGAGATCAAAAATGAAAGCGAACTTTATTAAAGCAATTGGCAAGAGTATCGTAAAGCACGAGCGGATCATTCTGACAGGACTTACAATCGTGGCAGAAGGCGTCGCACTCTACCAGGCCATCAAACAGGGACCAAAATTTAAAGAGGTTAAGGAAAAAGTAGAGGCACAGGAAATCACAAAGAAGGACGCGGCAAAGGAGCTGGCGATCCCTGCTGCTAAAATTGGAGTTCCGTTCCTGGTATCTGCCGGATCAGCGGTTTTAAACCACAAGAAGGCGTCTGATACGATTGCGTCTCTTGCGAACCTGTACACAATTACAAGAACCGTATCAGATGAGTACAAATCGCAGGTTGAAAAGGAAGTTGACGCGGAAACGTTAAATAAGATTAACGAGGCTACTGGTCAGGCGATGGTGGATCGCACCGTAAAGTTTGGATCGGCAGCTAGGGTCTATCATACCGGTCATGGTGATACGAAATTCTATGATAAATTCTCAGATCGATACTTCTATAGCGACGCAAACTACCTGCAGAGCGTTGTAAACGACTTTAACGAGAGGCTTAATGACTCGAAAGAATACTCTGAGAACAATCCGGTGCTGCTTAGCGAATTATATTCCGAGTGGGGTCTTCCCTACGTTGATACGTTCGAGCATTTCATGTGGGATCATGATACAGGACTCATCAGAATGGAGATTACCCCGGCAAAAGGCGATGACAACCAGTTCTACGGAGTCATAGGCTTTAAGAGAGAGCCTAGAGTGATCCGTTGGTAAGGAGAGATTATGGATATTTCGAAAATGGAAGTAATGTTTGGCGATTACTGCAAGAAATGCAAGCATTTTGCTAAGGACGGGGCCGAGGAGCCTTGCAATGAATGTCTTGAAACGTGGTACAGGGACGGAACCAGAGTCCCTGTAAAATACGAATCGCAGAAAAATCAGGCAGTATAATGAAACAATTAATTGCCAAACAAAGTAAAGGAGAATAATTATGGCAAACGAAGTGAAGAAAAACGAAGCAAATGTAGCTGAAATGGATAAAGATCAGGAGATGCCTGCAAAGGAAACATTTCTTGGAAAAGTTGGAAAGGCTATTGGACACGGACTTGGAAAGGCCGGAAAGGTAATCGTAAAAGGCGGAAAGTATGTTCTCAAGGGAGCAACTTATGCCGGAGTGGCGACCGTTACGACCGTCGGAGTTCTGAAACTGATGAGTCCGAAGGACAAGTACCACGAGATCCCGATGCAGAAGGATCCTCAGATTGATCCCTCGGCTGCTTGTGACGCAACACCGTTTGACGATGACGCTCAGTAACTTAAGGTAAGTTTCATGATTATGCCCTGTGCAGTTCGAAAGAATTGCATGGGGTTTTTATTTTTGAAAGGAGAAATGTATGAATGATGCGGTTCAAAACGAAATCGATCGGATAGCAGGATCGGATACGCAGACGAGAGTTCCGATGAAAAAAGTACAGGGCGAACGTGTCACAAAAACAGCAGCCAGAAAAGCTCTGGAAACATTCTTCGAAATGGATATCGATGACGTAAAAAAAGATCTTAAGCGTGACGCAAAAAGGAAACTGCTTTCCATGCTCGGAGAAATGTTAAATTCCGCCATTGACAGGATATTTAGGCAGCGAGGAGGCGTACCATCTAACGGATACGGACCAAATGTCAAAACGATCGATCAGCCATCATACAGGAACTATTCAACAAGCAGTAAACCTGCTCAGTCACAGCAGACAAAAAGCAATAAATGGTCATTCTCAGATCTTATGTGGGTTAAACGTAGCAGTGCTCAGGATCTGCTTGACGGAATGTATCAGGCTATCGTCGATAACGGATCTGTAACGGTTGCAGAAGTTTACGATGCAATTGATGATCCTTCTTCTCTGGAAGCAACTGATAGCTTCTTTGGATGGAAAGACTTGTCAGGAGCGTACATAAAGGAAGAAAACGGTCTTTATAGACTCTATCTGCCAACACCGATTTCACTTAAATAAAAGATATTTGAAAGGAGATACTTATATGGTAAGCAAAACTCTCATTGCTGCAGCTTTAGGACTGTCTGGACTGGTTACCAGCATCGTAGGGATTATTGTCGCCGCTTCTGCAAACAAAAAGATGAAAGCTATCGCCAAAACGGTGAACCACACCGTTGATGAGCTTTCGAATGCGGATTTCAAAATTGATATTTCCCAGGATTTTGTTGAGTGTGCGGCAAAGGCCAGGGTCGAGCGTGACATTGATCAGATGCTTCCCGGTGTTAAAAAGGATGCGATAAAGAGCGCGACAAATGTGTTCAATGCCGCAGTGAATACAGAAATTAACGAGCAGTATAATGATACCAAGACGGCCGTTAAGGCAGCGCTTATCGAAAGGATCGGTAAGCTTGATATTTCAAGAATCCGCAGAGAAGTGGAGGCAGACGTGAAATACGAAGCTAAAGCAGAGCTTAAGGCAGATCTTAAGAACGTGATCGAGCAGCAGACAGCTCAAATCAGAGACATTAATGATATTTACAAGTCGATCAAAGCCGGAATTCAGGGCAACTAAAGAAAGGAGATAGGTTATGAGTAAATTTGCAATCGTTGAAAAAGCTGGTGTGCTTGCTAGCAAACTTAAATTCAAAGCAATCGACAAAGCGCCGGAGCTGTATTTTGTAGGAGGCGTTGCTTTCCTGTTTGGGACGATAGCTCTTACTTACAAAAAGACGCTTAAGTTCCAGGAAATCATGGAAGAACATAACAGAATGCTTGAAGATCAGCAGGAAATTGCCGATAAGGTCAACGCAGGCATAATTAAAGAAAACTACAGCGTAGAAGCTCAGAAGGCTGATAGGCGCGGCATTTATATCAAGACCGCTATCAAAACAGCTAAAAACTGGGCACCTGTTGTACTTACTGGTGTAACGTCGATCCTGATGTTCGGCAAGAGCTTTGGCATTCTTAAGGGAAGATATTTCTCAGCAGCAAGTATGGCAGCGTCATTAATGGCTGAGAACAAGCAGCTTAAGGAACGGATTAAAGAAGAGTTCGGCGACGACGGTGTCGAGAAAGTAACAAGACCTAAAACCGAGACCGTTGTTGATCCGGAAACTGGAGAGTTTGAGAAAGTACCTGTTGATAAGGATTACAAGACCGAGCTTCGTTGGCCATACCAGCGGTTCTTCGACGAGAGTAATCCTAACTGGACAAAGAGCAACGAGAACAATAAGTTCTGGCTGCGAGCTAGAGAAAAGTGGGCGAATAAGAAACTTCAGGAACGTGGTTTCCTGTTCTTAAACGAAGTATACGATATGCTTGAGCTCCCGGAATGTGAATGGGCAGAAGGCGGTCAGATCTACGGATGGGTATACTATAAAAATCCGGAAGTAGCGGAGGCAATGGGCGCGGACAATAAGGTAAGCTTCGGCCTTTTGGATTCGAAGACTTTTGTAAACGGTGTTGAGCCTTCGATACTTCTTAATTTTAATATTGATCCGTATCCGATCGTCGGCCGGGCAGGCTTTAGAGGCAGGGAAAGAATGGCATGATATTAACATTGTTTACAATAATAGTAGCATGCATCGCTATTAAAGTGGTGCTTGCTGTTTTTGGCTTTATATTTGGGCTTGCGGTTGTAGCGTTAGTGCTTATGGTGGCCTTATTTGCACTGTTCTTATAAGGAGAGAATATGGTTAAGGAGATAGTTATTGGATGCGCAGGCATAGCCATTGGATATTTTGCCGGGCGATACGTAACAAAGATCCATTATGAAGAAATAATGGAAAAAGAACGTAAAGATATGCGTGAATACTACGAGGGTAAACATCCGGAAAAGCCTCCGATGCCCGAGTATAGCATGACTCAGAATGTCGAAGTTCATAACATGACAGAAGAGTATGTAAAGCCGAACAAGGTCGATTACACAAAGTATTATCAGACTGATCCTGCTGAAAGCGAGAGTCCCTCAGAGGATGCTCCGAGCGTGGATGAGGATGATCTTGGTGAAGTTATTACTGCCGACTATAAAAAGAATTCGAAAAAGCCGACCAAGATTATAAAAGCTGATGAATTTGGAGATCAACCAGGATTTAATACAATGGAGCTTGTATATTATCAGGAGAATGAAGTCCTTACTCTTAAAGAGGGATCGGAAGAGGACATTATTTATTTTGATGAGATAGAAGATCTAATTGGCGATGCGCTTGTTAAATTTGGCTTTGCTGACAATGACGAGACATGTATATTTGTTCGAAATTATTCCAGAGGGTGTGATTTCGAAATCATTAAGGTATTTGGAGCATTTGAAGGATAAACCTGCGGGAAAGGAGTTAAATGCAGGATTTATATTTTGATTGGTTACTGTCTAAAGTTGATGGATGGCCGTACAGACAAGTGTGCGACTATCTGTACCATATTGAGTTTAGATGGGACTACACTATAGAACTTGATGGTGATCGGGCGGAGAAAGGAAAGGCTCTCCGCTATTTATATTTTACAGAAAAGCGACAGGATTCTGGCATGAGTGGAATGCCATGCACTGTTCTTGAAATGCTTGTTGCACTAGCAATAGACATGGAAAACATTATGGGAGAGCCCGGAAACGATCACCCGGAGCGATGGTTTAGTGATATGCTTTGTAACCTTGGCATAGCGAACAGTTTTAGCAGACAAGACATTGTTAATAAGGTTGGTAGATGGATGGCAAGGGATTACATGCCTGACGGAAACGGCGGACTATTTCCGCTTAGTAATTCTCCAAACGATCAACGCAGATCACCAATCTGGGCGCAAGCAGGACTTTATATGTGTGAACGAGTATAAGGAGGTAAATAATGGCAGCATTTGTTAAAGGTGTTAGATTTGGCGTGTTTCTTGGCGGTGCAAGCTTAGGTTTTGCCGTTAGTGCTTTTGCCGTAAGCTTTTGTATTAGAGCGACTAAGATCGCCGTTAAGAAACTTACTAATTCAGCAGACAAAGAGGAGAGCAAAGATGAGTAAACCGAACTCGCACATTGATCTTACCAAAACGAACTATTTTGCAAATCTTAAACGCAAAGCTAAGAATCCAAAAGACACCAAAGAACAGGCAGCAGTGAACATGGAGTTGCTTAATTGCGTTGATATTCTCGAAAAGAGAATTAAGACACTTGAGGCCGCCTTTGTGTCTCTTGGTGAAAAGCATAACGAAGCGATGAAAGCTATTGCTAGTAACATGAATTACTTAAAAGCGTTGATGGAAAAAGATGAGTCTAACGGAGGTGAGCCGATGGATGCTTGATTTTGCTAAGACCGTTACATCGGTCAAAGAAACAAGAAAAGAAAAGATCGTTAGGTTCTATACGAAGTTTATTGTAAACTATCGATCCAAGGACCTGATGATCAAGGGCGGAGACTTTTATGCTGTCTACAATAAAAATACAGGTATGTGGTCGACATGCGAGCAAGATGCCATTGATGCGTTCGATGCAGATCTATTGGAAAAGAGCAATAAGTATGTTGCGAAGCCTGGAGAAACCGTTGTGGTGGATTGGGTTTGGGATGCTGATACTAAAGCAATTGATAGGTGGCATAAGTTTGTTAAAGACCAGATGCGCGACAACTTTGTGCAGCTTGATCAGCGTATTATATTTGCAAACACAGAGGTAAAACGAGAAGACTATGCCAGTAAAAGGCTGCCGTATGAGCTTAAAGAGGGCCCGATTGATGCTTACGAGGAGCTTATAAGCACTTTGTACGATCCTGAGGAGCGAGAAAAAATAGAATGGGCTATTGGGGCTATCATAACAGGAGACTCAAAGCGCATTCAAAAGTTCGAGGTTCTTTATGGTGATAAGGGTACTGGAAAGTCTACGATATTTGATAAGATCATCACGCCGCTATTTGATGGCTACATTAGCGTTTACGATGCCAAAGAACTGACAAGTGCTAGCAACGCGTTCGGCATGGAGTCGTTTAAGGACGGACCGCTTGTATCTATACAAGACGATGGTGATCTTAGCAAAATCGAGAACAACACCAAGCTTAACTCTATTGTGTCTCATGCTAGAATGGAAGTTAACGCTAAGTACACAAAGATATTTACAACCCAGTTTAATACATTTTTGTTCATGGGAACAAACAAGCCGGTTAAGATTACGGATGCAAAGTCGGGAATATTAAGGCGCCTTATCGACGTGCATCCATCCGGCAGAAAGATCCCTTACAGAAAGTATCATCAACTGTGTAATCAAATAAAGTTTGAACTTGGCGGTATTGCGTGGCATTGTCTTCAGGTTTACAACGAGCTCGGTGAAGACTACTACGAGGATTATGTTCCACTGCGCATGATGGCGGCTACCAATGACTTCTACGGATTTATTGAGCACAACATCGACGAGTACGAGAAAAGCGATATGGTAACGCTTGCGGAAGCATGGAAGCAGTACGACGAGTATTGTACATTCGCTAATGCATACAAGATGCCGTATAGGATATTTCGTACAGAGCTCGGCAATTACTTTAAAGAGTTTAAAGAAAGGATGCAGATTAATGGAAAATACGTTAGAAGCGTGTATCTGGGATTTCGTAGCGAGAAGTTTGAAAACCCAGAAAGGAAGAAACCTGATAAGAAAGGGCAGGAGTCTTGGCTTATATTTGATAAGAAAACATCCATATTTGATGAAATGTTTGCCAGCTGCCCTGCTCAAGGATGCAAAGAAGACGGCTCTCCACTTAGATCGTGGGCAAATGTTAAAGGAAGGCTATCTGAAATTGATACAGGTACTCTTCATTGGGTAAAGCCACCAGTTAATCTCATATGCATTGACTTTGATATTAAAGGATTAGACGGAGAAAAAGACCTTGATGCTAATCTTAAGGCCGCTTCCATGTGGCCAAAGACGTATGCGGAAGTGTCAAAAAGCGGAAAAGCCATCCATTTATATTACTATTATGATGGCGATGTGGAAAAATTATCATCTATTTATGCTCCGTATATCGAAATTAAGGTCTTTACGGGAGGATCCGCACTTAGAAGGATGTTAACACTTTGCAATGGACTTGCTATTGCCACTATTAGCAGCGGCTTACCATTAAAGGAGAAAGGAAAAGTGCTTGATGATAACGTAATTAAGGATGAAAAACACCTTAGAGCCTGTGTTCTTAAGGCATTAAGGAAGGAAATTGAGCCAGGGTACACTTCAACCTGCGTAAATTACATAAAAATGGTTACGGATCGCGCGTTTGAGGCAAATCTTGTCTATGATATTTCGGATTTGAGGCAGGCGGTGCTTCAATTTGCTATGAAATCATCAAACCAGGCTGATCGATGCGTAAATTTGGTTGGTGAAATGCACTTTGAAGGTAAAAAACGGCCCGAAGTATTAACAGAAGCGGACATTATTTACAAATTTGAGAGCCGAAATAAGGACGGAAAGCTCGTTTTCTTTGATATTGAGATCTATAGACCAGACGAAAAGACCGATAATCCAGGTCTTTTTTTAATTTGCTGGAAATACGAGAACGCTGATACCGTAAATTCCATGATAAATCCAGCTCCTTATGAGGTTGAAGAGCTATTTTCCATGCTTCTGGTCGGATTTAACAATAGAAATTACGATAACGCAATGATTTGGGGCGCTTCTCTTGGTAAAACAAACCAGGAATTATACAATTTGAGCCAGGAAATCATTGTCGGGAACCATAATCCTTATCCCGGATCAGCTGATGCATCATATTTAGACGTCTATGACATGTGTACGGAAAAGATGGGTCTTAAGAAATGGGAAATCAAGCTTGGGATCACACATAAGGAAATGGGTATTCCTTGGGACGAGCCTGCGCCTAAGGATAGGTGGAATGATATTATCGAATACTGTACTAATGACGTTTTAGCCACAGAGGCGGTATTTCATGCAAGGCAAGGTGACTTTATGGCAAGAAAAATACAGGTCGCAATTGTCGAACTTCTTCATCCTGGCGAAGGCATTAAGGTATGTGTAAACGATACCACCAATACATTGTCGAAGAGAATTATATTTGGCAGAAACAAGAAACCACAAAGCTCTTTTAACTATCGAGATCTGTCGAAACCAGTTGGGTCAGACAGATATGAGGAGTATAGAGAACGATTTGGAGATGACTACAAGTTTAGAGTCTTCAATAGCGAAGGACTGCCTATGTACAGGGATTATATTCCTGGTGAAGTCCTTCCGGATGGTTGGTCTATTCTGCCGTTCTTTCCTGGTTACGAGTTTAAACGTAATGAAAAAGGAAAATGGGAAAGTACGTATCTTGGCGATGTGATTGGCGAAGGTGGACGAACCTATTCTAGGAAAGGATATTATGAATGGGTATGGGACGGTGACGTTAGTTCTATGCATCCACATTCAATAATAGCCGAATGTCTTTTCGGACCTGTATACACAAAGATATTTAAGGACATAGTTGACGGCAGAGTTGCAGTTAAGCATCATGACTTTGCAACAGCTGGTGCACTTCTTGACGGAGCATTAGGTCCTTATTTGTCTGATGAGCACGCCGGCGATCTAGCTCAGGCACTAAAAATAGTTATAAATTCGATCTATGGGCTTACATCAGCAAAGTTTGAGAACGAATTTAGGGATCATAGAAACGTTGATAATATTGTTGCAAAGCGCGGCGCTCTGTTTATGACACTTCTTAAAAGAGAAGTTGAAAGACGGGGCGCTGTTGTTTGTCATATTAAGACCGATTCTATTAAGATTCCGAACGCTTCTGATGAAGTTAAAGACTTCGTTATCAAATTTGGAAGAGAGTTCGGCTACGAATTCGAAACCGAAGATGTCTTTACGAAGTTCGCACTGTTTAATGACGCAGCGTACCTTGGATATTCTGAAAATGGTAAGTGGGTAACCAAGGCGGATCAGTTTAAACAGGAAAAGCAGCCGTTTCTTTTTAAGACTCTCTTTAGTCATGAGCCATATGAGTTTCGTGATTATTGCGAGACAAAGTCTGTTAGTAAAGGCGCGCTGTATTTAGACATGAATGAAGATCTTGGCGAACCGGTTGACGCGGAGTATGAGAAAGCACTTAAGAAACTTGAAAGGCTGATGTCAAAAGGTGATCCAAATGTTGGCGACTGGGCCAAGTATTGTGAGAAGCTTAAGACCGATATTCCAAATCATCATAACTTTGTCTTTATAGGACGTGTGGGTCAGTTTACTCCAATAAAAAAGGGATGCGGAGGCGGCGTGTTATACCGTAAGGACGGAGACGTACTTGCAGCAGCGACAGGATCTAAGGGATACAGGTGGCTTGAGAGCGAAACAGTAAAAGAGTATGGACGTATGGACGATATTGATATTTCTTATTACCAGAAAAAGGTAGATGAGGCAAGAAGTGTAATTAACGAAATTATTGACGTTGATTACTTTGTATCAGATCAAGTTCCAGAAAAAAACGTACTGAAAACGTTTGGCCTTCCAGATGATTTTATGAATATTCCGGAAGGCGTTGGCGATGAAATACCGTTTTAAAAGGAGAATAAAAATGACACTTAAAGAAATGAAATATGGTTGGATGCTTGAGGATATTATGGAGGATCGGGACTTTAATAAGACTCAGATCCGCTTTAAAAACATGGCAGGACGCCAGACAAACCCTAAGTACAATCCATCGCACGTTCTCGTTGTGTGGATCGATGATCCAAATGTTGCCAGATTTATGAGGGACGAATTGCACCTTAACGTGCAGGAACGTGAAATTGAAATCAAAGACGAAAACGATAACGTCATTGATATTCAGAAACGCTCATCCCTGCAGCTTAAGGCTTACCCGAAGGTCAGGCAAAACCGTATTACCGGAAAAGACGAGTCTTATCCTAGGGTTATGCTTAAAACGCCTTCTACTGGGCGCAGCGTGCGTCTGGATATTGACAAGTTCGGCCTGTTTGATGCTACAAGGCTTCTTAGCGCAGATGTATCTTTTCATACATGGGAGTATGAGAGCGGAAAGTGCGTTGCCTGCATTGATGAGCTTTGGGCAATCGTTGATGAGAGCGCCGGAGAAGTTGATGGATCCTATCTTATGGATAAGTATGGATATTCTGAGGCAAACGAGCTTGCTGGTGTTGGAGTAGCCGAAAGCGAAGAAGAGGTGCCTTGGAACTAATAGCCTCTGTGATTGATATTTGTGGTGCCGGCTTCGCATGTTCGGTTAAATGTCCAGTGAGGTAAGCTTAATGAGCGCGCAACATTGGCTAAAGAGGAAACAGCCACATTTAAAAGGAGATAGAGATGAAGACAAAACATAATGTCGGTGATATTGTTGCCGTTGTTTGCAGGGTAAAGTCGATTGAGGTTGATGGCTACGGCGAGAAGTACCATGTTATGATTAACCGCGCTGACGGCGCTCCCCCTTTGTATGCTGACGTGTCCAGCTATAATGTACTGCCTCTAAATCAGGAGGATCCGGAAGTGGACGACCTTAAATGATAGGATCAGGGAGGCCAAAAACCGGGCGTCCAAAAGACGGAAGCTATAGGCAAGGCAGAAACAAAAAGCTATGCATTAGGCTTAGTGATGGTGATCTTAGGAAGCTAGAAGAGGTGTGTAATTACTATTATATTTCTAAGTCCGACTTTCTAATAGACGCTATCACTAGTGCCTTTAAGGAGGTAAAAAGGGGTGAAAAAGAAAGAAAGTAAAACTGCGCAATTGCATATTAGACTTACAGAAGAGGATAAAAACACGTTAGAGCGGCTTGCAAAAAGGAGAGGCGTTAGCATATCTCAATTCGTTACCGATTTAATTTATGAAAAAGATAGTGATATTATGCGCGAATTAATGTCAAAAGGCGACGTTATTGCCAACAACAACGGATATTTTTATTAAATTTTGTGTACCAAAATCGAAAAAATGTGTACCAAAACGAACATTTTGTGTACCAAAATCGAAAAAATGTGTACCAAAAAAGGCATTTTGTGTACACAAAAACGAAAAAATGGTACACAAAAATTGCATTTTGGTACACAAAAAAATGGCCATTTTTGGATTTTTTTCAAAATAAATGACACTTGACAGGTAAATGACACTTAAATGACACTAACTTTTTTGCCAAAATGTGACAATATATTGTCACAAAAGGCTATTTTTGGGCTATTTTGACCTATTTTTGACCTATTTTTACCTATTTTTTACTGATTTTTATTAAAAAGTGTCAAGTGTCATTTATTTTCCCTAAAAGTTTTTATTTTTAAATAAAAAAATACATTTTTTTTTAGAAAAAGTTGGAAAAATAAATGACACATGACACTAAGTGATTTTTGGAGGTAAAAACGATGTGAGTGTGCAGCTAGACGACCAGCAGCTAAGAGCCATACAAGAACTGGATAACGGGTATATACTAAACGCCGATGTTGGAACTGGAAAGAGCAGAACGGCTGTCGGATATTATTACTTAAAGGTTTGTGAAGGCGGAGCAATCATTAACGGATCTGGCAAATTTAGAAAGATGAAACACCCAAGGGACCTTTATATTATTACAACAGCAAAAAAGCGAGATTCGATTGAATGGGATAAAGAGCTTGCCATGTTTCTTTTGTTTCGTGGTGAAAACAAAGAGATGGGTGTTAACGTAACAATTGATTCTTGGAATAACATCAAGAAGTATAGGAAAACGTTTGGGGCGTTCTTTATATTTGATGAGCAACGGCTTAAAGGATCTGGTGCTTGGGTAAAGTCTTTCTATGACATTGCAAGAAAGAATAAGTGGGTTTTATTATCTGCCACACCTGGTGACACATGGCAGGATTATATTCCAGTGTTCGTTGCTAACGGGTTTTATCGTAACAAAAGTGACTTTAATATGCAGCATGTAAAGTTTGCAAGATTTAGTAAGTATCCAAAGATTGAGGGATATTTTAATGAAGGCGTCTTGTTTAAACATAAAAAAGACATAACAGTTACGATGGAACTTGAGAAAGATGTGATTAAGCATTACGAAGATGTTTGGTGCTCTTATGATAAGACTATTTATAGAACCATATGGAGAGATCGCATTAATCCATATGACGGAGAGCCAATAGAAGAAACTGGAAGCTTGTTCTATTTGATGAGAAGGGTGGTGAACTTAGATGTATCTCGGTTGGAGGCTGTTAGAGATATTGCTTCAAGGCATTCGAAAGTCATCGTCTATTACAATTTCACAGATGAGCTCCACGCACTTAGGGAACTATTTGCAAAGCTCGGCTTTGATATCGGAGAATGGAACGGCGAAGTACATTCTGACATACCAGGAGGATCAAAGTGGGCGTATCTCGTTCAGTATATCGCCGGATCTGAAGGATGGAACTGCATAGATACCAATGCGATGATATTTTACTCGCAGTCATATTCTTATTCACAAACTGTGCAAGCCGAAGGAAGGATAGACAGACGAAACACGCCGTTTGCTGATTTATATTACTACAAACTTAAAAGCAGGTCACCCATTGACCTTGCAATAGCGAGGGCTCTTAGTAAGAAAAAGAACTTTAATGAAAAGACATTTGTTGAAAGGAGAACAAAATGACAGAGGTTGAAATTTACAATGAAGTAAGGCGTATGAGGAAAGATAATCCTGGAATTACCGGAAAAGAGATGGCCGAAAAGCTAGGCGTTAAAAATACTTACGGCGAGGCATCAGTCGTAGAGATTAGACGATTATATTCTCTTGGGGCCATTAAAGCAAAAGGGTAATAGAACAGTTTGACACATTGCTTGTGGATGTATATACTCTTAAAAAAAGGAGGTGCGCTTATGAGCAATGTGTTTTGTTACTATGATCATGAGTATCAGTTTATAGAAACTGAGCTTGATGAAGAGGCTGCTGAAATTATAGAGGATCAGGTTAACTCTGGACGCTGCGCTGATTGTAACAGACCAATTCTTGATTGGGGAGATGACGCTAATAAGTTTACAGATCTGACTTTAGAATTCCCAATGCCAGTAAATGTTTGCTACAAATGTGCAGCGAGAGCGTTCAAAGAAGGTAGGATGTAAAACAATTATTATATTTTTGCCCTCGCAAAAAAAACAACTCCTATAATAGAGAGAGAAGGGAGAACCGAATTTTATTGGTTTTTTTCCTTCTCTTTTTGTTTTTAAAGGAGGTTTTTATGGGACTTGAAAGTAATTTTCAAAGAAAGCTTAAAGCTGAGATCAAGGAACGTTATCCGGGATGCTATGTTCTAAAAAACGATCCAACTTATATTCAGGGAATCCCAGATCTTACAATCCTCTATAAAGATACTTGGGCAGCGCTCGAAGTTAAAAAAGACAAAGCCACTGCTATGTCAGCAATGAAAGGCAAAAGCGGTGGAAGACCAAATCAGCCATTACACGTCGCTAGGATGAATGAGATGTCCTATGCGGCGTTTATTTATCCAGAAAACAAGGAGGATATTTTTAATGAGCTTGATAGGAAATTCGGCGTATCGAGGTGAGCATGCAACGTTCAGCCCAAGCACTGTGTCATGGATTCACTATAGCGATGAACAGTTTATGGATGCTCTTAAGAATAAATATAGAGCACAGATAGGAACTGAGATTCATGAATACGCTGCTATTCAGATAACGCTTGGTCAGAAGTGTTCATCTGTTAGAGAGATGGCCAAAGGGATTAAGACCTTTATATTTAGAAAGTATTATACAGATAAATATGGTCTTTCCGAACTTGGTAGAACTTTGCTTCAGAACATGAAATATATTCCAAATGAAGTATATGGAACGCTGAAGGCATACATTAATGATAGTATTGCTTACTTTATGGTTCCTGAGGAATGCGAGGGTGTTACAGATTACTCTAAAGACTTCTTTGGAACATGCGACGCATTATATTTTGAATCTAAGTCAAAGACGCTTAGAATCTTTGATCTTAAAACTGGGTCTAGGCCGGCTAAGATAGAGCAGGTATTTATTTATGCCGCACTTTATTGTCTACGAAACAAGGTTGACCCTTATGATATTTCGTTTGATCTTAGGGTTTACCAAAACGAAGAAGTAATTATAGCAGATCAGAACCCGGATCTTGTAAGGCAGTTTATGGATACGATTATCAGGTTTGACGCTATGGTCAGGAAGCATAATAAAGGAGGTGCTATATGATCGATCGTGAAGCTCTTCTTTATTTTGTTGATGACGATGAAGATTATATTATGCATTATGGCGTTGGCTGGGATGAAAACCCGCCAGGAAGAGGATCTGGTAGATATCCGCATGGATCTGGAGAATTACCTTATCAGCGAAGTGTTGATTTTTATGAACGTGTGCAGTTCCTTAAAGCTAAGTATCCCGGAATTACTGAACTTGAACTTGCAGAAAGACTTGGCGTTTACAATCGAAGCGGAGTCAATAGAGGAAAGCCGTCTACTACCGAGTTCCGTAAGAAGCTCTCTGCTGCTACGCAGCTTAGAAAAGCAGCACTTATATCTGAGGCCCAGTCTTTAAAAGAGACGGGCATGTCAAATGTTGATATTGGCAAGCAGATGGGTGTTAATGAGTCAGTCGTAAGAAGCTGGTTGTCTGAAGGCCGGTCCGATAGAGCAAATGCATCTATGAAAACGTCCGAGGTTCTTAAAGACTTTGTCGATAGAAATAAGTATGTTGATATTGGTCCCGGAACAAACTATGCATTTGGTGTAAGTGAAGGCCGGTTTGACACTGCGGTTCATCTTCTTGAAGAGCAGGGCTATAAAAAGCAGTTCCTTCAGATTGATCAAATGGGTACTGATCATAAAACAACGCTTACGGTTCTTACGAAACCTGATGTTGATTATGCTGAGCTTAGCGAGAACCGGTTTGATATTCGCTCGCCATTAGTTGCTAATAAGGTCATTGATTCAAAAGGTGACGTTACAGCACTTGGCGTGTCTACAGAGCTTCCTAGTGTTAGTTCTGACAGAATTATGGTTAATTATGATTCACCAAAGGATGGCCTTGTAGAACTTAGACGAGGCGTAGATGACATTTCTCTTGGAAAAAAGAACTATGCTCAGGTTCGAATTGCTGTGGACGGCAGCCATTATATTAAGGGAATGGCTGTGTACAGCGACGACATGCCAAAAGGAGTTGACATTATCTTCAACACCAATAAAAAAGAAGGAACACCATTATATTCTAATGATCCCGATGCCAAGCAGGTGTTAAAACCGATGAAAACAATTAAAGATAGAGACGGTAAAGTAATTGGTATCGATTGGGACAATCCGTTTGGCGCCTCTATTGACAAAGATTCAGAAATTATGACAACGGTTGGCAAATACATTGGAAAAGATGGTAAAGAGCATATTTCAGCAATTAATGTTGTCAGAGAAGAAGGCGACTGGATGAAATGGGACAAAAACCTTGCATCACAGTATCTTTCAAAGCAGCCATTAAAGACTGCAGAAAGACAGCTTGCTCTTACAGCTGCAGATAAACGATACGAGCTTGACGAAATAAAAGCGCTTGATAATCCTACGGTTAAAAAGAAGCTTTTAATAGCATATGCTGATAAATGTGATGCTCTTGCGGTTGACTTAAAAGCTGCCCCGTTTAGAGATCAGCAAACTCATGTACTGCTTCCGTCTCCAGATCTTAGTGATAATGAAATCTATGCCCCAAAATACAAAGATGGAACAAGGGTTGCTCTTGCTAGATATCCGTTTGCCGGTCCGTTTGAGTCTCCTGAGCTTACGGTGAGAAACACAGGATCTCCTGCGCAGAAGATGATACCGATGTCTTCTCCAGATGCCGTTGTTATATCTAAAAAGCGATTGGACCAGATGTCTGGAGCAGACTGTGATGGCGATACCGCTATTGTTATTCCGCTTAGCGATAAAGTTAAGGTCAGGACGGCAAAAGACACACTCAAAGAGCTTAAAGGATTCGACCCCAAAGAGCAGTATGCTGGATATCCTGGGATGCCAATCGCTAAGCATCAGACGCTTCAGACCGAAATGGGCAAGGTTTCGAATCTTATAACTGACATGTATCAGCAGAATGCTCCAGATTCTGATATTGCTAAGGCGGTCAGACATTCGATGGTTGTTATCGATGCTGAAAAGCATAAGCTTGACTGGAAAAGGTCAGAGAAAGATAACCAGATATTGGAGCTTAAGCAGATCTACCAGAACCATGGTGATGGAAAGACCGGAGCATCCACAATTATATCTAGGGCTAGCTCTGACTACTTAGTTGATCAGCGTAAGGATTGGCGCCCAAGTAAAGGTAGCGAAAAGAGCCCTGCTACCATTGATGAAGAAGGTAATAAATTATATTCTTTAACCGGTGGTACATATAAAGAAGGTAAGTTAAATCTTAAAGGCGTAAAGCTTACTAGTGGAGACACCGTTAACCTGTCGTACGATAAGGATAATGGATTATATTTTACGAAAAGAGAAGGTAAGACATCTACAAGAAATTATATTTCAGATGACGACCTTCCAGAACGTCTTCGTGGCCTGTCCATTAAGCAAGGCGGATGGATAAATGTCAACGAGGATAAGAAGAGTGGGCAATTATATTTTCTCAAGACTGATACAAACACTGGAAAGAAGACCAGGGTGTATGTATCTGACGGCGATCTTCTTGATACCAAGGAAACTGTTCGTCAACAAAAGAGTACCAAGATGGCTGAGGCTACGGACGCGTATAAATTAACATCCGGAGGCAGTAAGGAGAATCCTGGATATCCTATGGAGAAGGTGTACGCGGAGTTCGCCAATAATATGAAGGACCTCGCTAGAGAAGCTAGACGGGAGTGGATGCGGACCGGAAACCTTGAGTATCATCCAGAGGCTTATAAGAAGTATAAGACAGAAGTGGACTCTCTTAACGAAAAACTTCAGCAGGCCCTTGCAAATGCACCATTTGAGAGGCAGGCCCAGCTTATGGCAAACCGGACCATGGCTATAAAGAAGTTTGAAAATCCAGACATGTCAAGAGAAGAAGCTAAAAAGAAGCGTGGTCAAGCCATTGTTGCGGCTAGAACCAAACTTGGCAGTAAAAAGAAACAGATACAGATAACGGACAAAGAGTATGAGGCTATTCGTGCTGGTGCCATATCAGAAAGTAAGCTTACTAAGATCATGGACAACGCAGACCTTGATACTCTTAGACAGCAGGCGACACCTAAGGCGAAGAAGACCATCACACCGAGTATGGAGGCCCTGGCTAGGAGCATGGCAGCCACTGGCGCCACTCAGGCAGAGATAGCTGATCGTCTTGGCATCTCTACTTCTAGTGTATATAGCATTGTTAAAGGTTAATGAAAGGAGGTTTATTATGGCTGCTTGCATGGCTACAACCATTGACAATCCATACAATCCTTTCACTCACTTTGATGAATGGTATGTGTATGATCAGTCGCATGGTTACAATACTTGTGGCCTTGTTGCTTATTTTAATGAAGCATCACGCTTTATGGAAGAAGAAGACTATGAGTTTGAGACAAATGAAGCTATCAATAAGCTTTTGGAACTCAATCCGTATAATCTTCACATGAAAGTGTATGAAAAAGATGCTGACAAGTTCATAGCTTTGGCAAATAAAGCTTATGACGAACAAAAAGATGCAAAACAGTAATGGTATCTTACGTTTTTAATTCTAACCCAACCATGTTTTATAACGATTAATCTAATTTTAAGACTAATCGTTGACTATTCTTCATTTTTAATCCTTTCTTACACGTTAGACATCCCTTGATCCATAATTAAACTCTGTATTATGCAAGTATAGAGTCTAATTATGGTCTCGGGACGTCTAACAAAAAGGGGGAGGGGGGGGTCTAAAATATGGCACCCCCTTTTGCATCGCGGTCGGTCCTAAAAAATTCTCCGCGGGATATTTTTTGAGAACTTTTCAAGGATATTTTCGCTCTGAAGAGGTACTGATCGCTTGCCAAATAAGTCCTATTAGATACACATGTCACTTAGAGAGGTACCTAACCATGCCAGATTACCTCCAGGACTGCGGTTTAAGGTTTCTTCAGTATCTCCTTTACTTAAATCAAGGGTTAGGTATCTCTCTAAATGACATGCGAACGAAAGAAAGCGAGGATATTTGTAATGGCTAAAGAGAAAACAGAGGCAAAAAAGCCCACAGGACCTCGCCCGTCATTTAAAACGCAGGAAGCATATGAACAGTATCTTATTGGTTTAGCTTACAATCTCGTTGAGGAGAGGCTTTTAGATGGAACAGCAACATCTCAAGAGACAGTACACTTTCTTAGAATGGGATCGGCAAGAGAAAAGCGAGCGGCAGAGCTTGAAAACACACAGATCAATCTTAAGAAGGCTCAGATAGAGCAGCTTGAAAGCCAAAAGCATATGGAACAACTGTATCAAGAAGCAATCAATGCTGTAAAGTCATATGCTTCGCCAGTTACAATGGAAGGTCCAGATCTACATGAATAGATCATATAGTGAATTAATAAAGTTGCCGACATTTCTAGAGAGATTTAACTATTTACAATTATACGGCAAGGTCGGGTCGGCAACATTTGGTGATCAGAGATATTTGAATCAAACGCTTTATAGGCTTCCCGAGTGGAAGCGAGTTAGGAACGAAATAATCATTAGAGATAATGCATGTGACCTTGCCCATCCTGACTATCAAATCGATTCACAGTCAGTATACATACATCACATCAATCCTATAACTGTTCAGGATATTTTGGATCGAAACTTTAAGGTCTTTGATCATGACAATCTAGTAACAACAACATTCGCTACACATCAGGCTATTCACTATGGCGGCCAGGAAGTTAAAAAGATGCTTTTAGTAGATCGCTGCCCTAATGATACCTGCCCGTGGAAGTAAAGGAGGTGCCCATGGAAGATAGCATATTTCGAACAATAAAGTCCATGCTTGGATATGGCACGTTCTATGATCCAGAGGATGCGTTCGATCAGGACATCATGGTTCACATAAATACTATCCTTATGGTATTGACAGATCTTGGCGTTGGAAAAGAAGACTTCACGATCAGTGACGAAACGGCGACTTGGGACGACTTTCTGTCTGAGAGTAACGTTCGTTTGGATCACGTTAAGTCTTATATGTATCTTAGGGTGAGACAGCTTTTCGATCCTCCAGCAAGCAGCGCTTTAGCAACCGCTTTTGATAAGCAGATCGAAGAACTTGGTTGGAGGCTTAGAGAGAAGGCCGACTACTACGAAAAGATTGAGGCATAGATATGTCCTACATTCATTACAATCCAAACCCGGCTAATAAATCTGTCGGAGATTGCGTCGTACGAGCGCTAATAATACTATTTAATGACACTTGGGAGAATGTTTATGCAGACATCACAATGCAGGGAGCTTTCATTTACAATATGCCAAGCTCGGATGCTGTCTGGGGAGATGACACAGCAGCAGTACAATAACGTGCTGCAACTTGCCGGGATGATTTCTGGACAAAATAACAATGGGTACCAGTGACCAAACGGTATTTGCTATGAGTATCTAAATCGATATCTGCCATTTATAGGGGACAATAATAATCTTAAGTCCAACGTTAAGCAGCGTACGCTTTAATGGAGGTCGATTTAGATTCCTAGCAGCCGTTTAGTTACATTAAAATTTAATGTCGTTTGGTCAAAATATTAATTAATGGAGGGAGTAGTAATGAGTTTAACAAATGAAAACTCTGGAATTGTTATGCCTGTCGGACCCATGTACGGGAACGGAAATGGTAGAAAAAGAGATTCAGCGTCTTAGAAGAGGCGACAGATAAGAGACTATTGTGGAGACCTGCCGCATTGGTGGGTCTTTCCTTTTAGAAGGGAGACTGCATGAATACGACTATTATTGTGGCACTAATTGCCGGATTTACATCATCTGGTTTCATGTCTCTTGTCGTCTATCTGCTCAGCAGACATGACCGGATAAAAGAAAAAGAAGCTGAGAACAATTCAGCGCAATCACGAATGCTGCTTGGCCTTGGCCACGATAAGATTCTTTATCTTACCGATAGGTATGTAAAGAGAGGATCTATAACACTTAAAGAGAAGAGAAATTTGGAGTTTTTGGCGGAGCCATACTTTGACCTCGGCGGAAATGGAGACTGCAAGATCGGATACGATGCTTGCCAGAAATTACCGGTGATTTCGGAAGATGATGCTGATGAAATCGACATGAGACACCGGAGAAAGGAGTTCGGCCTTGAAGCTTAACAATAAGACATATGACATTCTTAAATGGATTGCCCAGATTCTGCTTCCGGCGCTCGGAACACTTTACTTTGCTTTATCAAAGATTTGGGGATTTCCGTTCGCAACAGAGGTTGTAGGAACCATAGCTGCGATCGACACGTTTCTCGGTGCTGTTCTCGGGATCTCTACAACGAACTACAAGAAGAGCTTAGAGGAGAGTGAGACTGGAGGTGAATAATCAAAATGGCTATTTACTACGAAAGCTATTACGGTGTTTCATCTCTTGGCGATGACTATTTAATGCACCACGGCATCAAAGGTATGAAGTGGGGTGTTAGACGATACCAGAATCCTGACGGGTCTCTTACCGGAGCTGGCAGACTTAGATACGGGATAGCGGAAGGTGCTAAGAAAGTCGGGCAGGCTGCGGCAGCAGCAGGCAAAGGCGCAAAGAAAGCTTATGTGACAGTTGACCGTGCGCTTGGTAAATGGGCGGCCAAACGTGGCGACGCGGCTTCTTTTCAGAAACATTCAAAGAATTTCACGACAGAAGAAGTGGCCGATATGGTTAAACGCATCAATACGATGCAGTCTATTGATGATCTAAAAAATAGACGTTCTGCTAATAATGCGGCCAGATTTACCAGAAACATTCAGACTATTGGTCTTGCTATTAATACTGGCGTTGCTGTTGGTAAAGCGGCAAAAGGCTTCGTCAAATGGGTTGCTAAGGACAAGGATAAAGAGGCTTGGAAGGCGGCTAGCGAAAAGCAAGAGGCAGCCATCGTTAAAGACGTGCGAGATAGCGTTATGAAGAATGGAGGCAGTGCGGCAGAGGCAAGTAGAGAAGCTCAGAAAGCGTTGAAAGAATGGCGCAACGCAAAGCCTAGCTCCTCTGATAATAAATCTGGATCATTCTTAGACCGTGATACGAAATTAAAGCAGGTTGACAGCATTTATAGCGAACTAAGCAATAAAAAGCGTAGACAAAACGTACCAATAATTCGCTCAAACGTCGTTCTAAAGAAACCAGTCGAGGACATTGCGACAAGAACGTACTCATGGTCGACCGATAGCGATAATCGTCGTTCATATATTGATTATATGAAACTAGCTAACAGGAAAAAGAAGAAAGATAGCGATGATTGACTAACGGCTTCATAAAAGATAATCGGAATGGTTATAAAAAACTAAATTCAGCATGGCGGACCGCTCTTGAAAAATATAATAATACTGCAAATACTTATGCAAAAGAGTCATATGAAAAGCACGGAAGTGCAGCGATGAAAGCGTGGGCGGAAGCCGAAGGTATCAACTATGAGAACGTACGCGGTAAAGATAAAGATCTGCTTGCATATATGATAAAGCAACAAACGGAGGAGCGGTATAAGAGAGCCAAGTAAAGTTTTAAAGGAGTTGATAATGCATGCTTTCAAATACAGCAACTCCAAAGTATTACGGATCGTTTAGAGATAAGGTAATCAGAGGAGAGATACCGGTCAATCAAGAAATCTCAATGGAGATGAACAGAATTGATGAGCTTATCGCAAATCCTGGTGTTTACTATGACGACGAAGCAGTTGATGGATGGGTAAGATTCTGCGAAAACGAGCTTACTCTAACCGATGGATCTGATCTTTTTCTTTTGGATTCGTTTAAACTTTGGGGAGAACAACTTTTTGGTTGGTATTACTTTATTGAGCGATCTGTTTTCGAACCATATGGAAATAAGCCAGGCGGCCAGTTTGTTATTAAGCGAATACTAAAGAGGCTTGTAAACAAACAATATCTTATCGTTGCCAGAGGCGCTGCAAAAAGTATGTATGGATCATGCATTCAAGGCTACTATGAAATGGTTGACCCATCTACAACGCAGCAAATTACCACAGCTCCGACAATGCGTCAGGCGGATGAGATCATGTCACCGCTTAGAACTGCAATCATGAGAGCTAGAGGTCCGTGGCTTAAGTTTTTAACGGAAGGGTCGCTTAGTAATACGACAGGTTCGAAGGCAAACAGACCAAAGTTAGCATCAACCAAAAAGGGAATAGAGAACTTTTTAAATGGCTCTCTTCTAGAAGTTAGACCGATGAGCGTCGATAAGCTTCAGGGAAGTAGAGCTAAAATTTTCACTATCGATGAATGGTTATCAGGTGATGTTAGAGAGGATGTCGTTGGTGCTGCTGAGCAGGGCGCTACCAAAAACGGCGATTACCTTATTGTGGCAATGAGTAGCGAGGGTACTATTCGAAACAGCGTTGGTGACACAATCAAAATGGAGCTCATGGACATACTAAAGGGTAAGTTTTACAACCCTCATGTGTCTATTTGGTATTACCGACTCGACGACATAAAAGAAGTTGAAGACCCGGCAATGTGGGTTAAGGCAAATCCAAATATCGGAAAGACCATTTCTTATGAGGTGTATCAGCTTGATAAGGAAAGAGCGGAGAATGCGCCGGCTGCCAGAAATGATATTTTGGCAAAAAGATTTGGAATACCGATGGAAGGATATACATACTTCTTTACCTATGAGCAGACAATACCGCATCGAAAGAAAGAATACTGGCATATGCCTTGTTCTCTTGGTGCTGACCTTTCACAAGGCGACGACTTTTGCGCATTCACTTTTCTATTCCCAATCTCTGCTGACCTCTTTGGGGTAAAGGCAAGAAGCTATATTTCAGAGCGCACATTTAGCAGGCTTCCATCCGCTGCAAGAAACAAATACGAACAGTTTATGGAAGAAGGAACGCTTGTGGTAATGAATGGAACGATTCTTAACATGCAAGAGGTTTATGAAGATCTTGACCGCTACATAAACGAGGTTGCTTGCTATGACGTTCGTTGTCTTGGATATGATCCGTATAATGCTAGGGAATTTGTTGAAGCTTGGTGCTTGGACAATGGAGAATTTGGCGTTGAGAAAGTTATTCAAGGCTCGAAAACGGAATCCGTTCCTCTAGGAGAGCTTAGACAGCTTGCTGAGGATAGAAAGCTTCTATTCGACGAAGACATTATGCAGTATTGCATGGGCAATTGTATTACGCTCGAAGATACCAACGGAAACAGAAAATTGTTAAAGACAAGGTATGATGCGAAGATTGATAACGTGGCTGCTATGATGGATGCGTTTGTTGCTTACAAACTAAATCGTGATGCGTTTGAGTAAGGAGGTGATTGAATGTGCGACTAGTATGGGATGACATTAGTTCTAGAATAGTTAGGGCTGGCGTCGATCATGGCGTGCTGTATCCGTTGCTTTCGGCAGGATATGGTATCGGCGTAGCTTGGAATGGAATAACTAATGTCGATGACACTTCAACCGGCCATGAAAAAACGCCTCTGTACTCTGGCGATTATAAGAAGGCTCTCCTGTTTTCTAAACGAGAAGAATCCGGAACGATTAAGTGTTTTACTTTTCCGGAAGAATTTTATCAATGTATGGGAAACGAAGATTACGGAGATGGGCTTATCATCAAAGGTAGAGATGCAATTCCATTTGGCCTTTCTTATAGAAGGCTTATAGGAAATGCTGCAGTTGGATTAAACCTTGGGTATGAGCTCCATATCATATACCAGGCATATTTAACTGAGCATAAAGATGGCGCATCTACAATTGATGCCGATGCTAGCATTGACGAAATGTCTTTTCCATTTGATTGCTTAGTAGAAGAGTATGAATACGGCGAACCGGTGTCGCATATCGTCCTTGACTCAAGATACGTTGATTCTACGAAGCTTAAAGCGATCGAGGATGCACTTTATGGGGAAGTGAACGCTCCAATGCTTTTGCGGCCGACCGATATCTATAACATACTTAACGATATTGACGGCAACTAATTCTAAATAGGAGAGAAAATCAAAATGAGTATAAAAGACCGTTTGTTATCGGGATGGAATGCTTTTATGGGACGAGATCCGACCCCAAAGACTTACTTCCCGACGTACATAACACCGTTTAGGCCAGATCACGTGACGCTAAGTCGAGGCAGCGAAAAGACTATTATTAACTCTATTCTAAATCGAATTTCAGTTGATGTTGCGGCGCTTACAATTCAGCACGTAAACCTTGATGATGAGGGACGGTATAAAGAACCGCGAGACTCTTATCTCAATGAGTGTTTTACGATTGCTGCCAATCGTGATCAAACGGCAAGAGCGTTCTTTCAGGACGCAGTCCTTTCGCTACTTGATGAAGGATGCGTAGCCATCGTACCAACCAGCGCAACCGCAAATCCGACGCTTACCGAAGCATATGACATCGGATCAATGCGAGTTGGAAAAGTTGTTAAATGGTATCCACATGACGTTACCGTAAATTTATACAACGAAGATAAGGGCGAAAGAGAAGACAGAACCTATCCTAAGACTATGGTAGCCTTACCGGAAAATCCATTCTTTCCAATAATGAATGAGCCGAATAGCATCTATAGGCGCCTTATTACAAAGATGCGTCAGTTAGACACTATCGACAACCAGTCTTCATCCGGGAAATTGGATCTTATACTTCAGCTCCCATATTCTACAAAATCAACGTTTAGACAAACACAGGCTAGAGAAAGACAGCAGGAAGTTGAGCAGCAGCTTAATAATTCTAAGTATGGAATAGCCTATATAGATGCAAACGAGCGAGTTATTCAGCTTAACAGAGCTATTGAAAACAACTTGTTCTCACAGGTTGAGTATTATACAAACTTGCTCTTTTCACAACTTGGCATGCCACTTTCGGTACTTGATGGGACGGCAGATGAAGCAACCATGCTTAATTACCAGAATCGCATTATCGAGCCAATTGCTTCTGCGATAGTTGACACAATGAAGTGGAAGTTCCTGTCAAAGAAAGCTCGTTCACAGGGCCAAACAATCATGATCTTTAAAGAACCGTTCAAACTGGCCCCGGTTAACGATATTGCAAATAATGCCGATAAACTTATTCGTAATGAGATTCTTACGAAGAACGAGTTTAGGCAGATCATTGGGTTTAAGCCTTCTTCTGATCCTACTGCTGACCAGCTATCTAACCCAAATATGCCGGTCAAGGATAAAGAAATAAACCCTCAAAGTAACAACGAGGCGAAAGAAGATTTGCCGGAAGCTTCTAGCTAGTCATGGTATGCAATAAGACAATAGCTAATTGCAGAACTGACAGGTAAGAGCCCATGGTAAATAGTGAAAGGAAAAATCAAAATGGCCAATAAAACCTATGACTTTGGTGGATGGGCCAGTGAGTACAACGTTCTTTGCGGTGACGGCAGAACTATTTTGCCTGGTGCGTTTGCTGAACAGGACGGCGTGGAGGTTCCTCTTGTATGGGGGCATGACCATTCTAGTCCGCAGTCCATCCTTGGAACAGCGCACATTGAGCATCGAGACAAAGGACCGTATGTATGGTGCTCGTTCAACGATACAGAAGATGGGAACTATGCAAAGGCTGCTGTTAAACACGGAGATATTAAGTATCTTTCAATCTTTGCGGACCATCTTAAGAAAGCTGCCGGCAAGGCAACTGACATTGTTAAAGGAACAATCAAAGAAGTAAGTCTGGTTCCGTTTGGCGGAGCAAACCCTGGAGCATATATTGATCAGGCTGTAATTGCCCATAGTGACGGAACATACGATACAGCAGATGATCAGGCATACATTACAACCGGCGTGCCGATTGACACCGATGAAATGCCTATCGTGCATGCTGATAGTGAAAAGGAGGACAAAGACGTGGCCGACGAAAAGAAAAAAAAGCGTACCGTTCAGGATGTCCTTGATGATATGACTGACGAGCAGAAAGCCGTTGTTGATTATCTCATGGACGAAGCAGCCAAGGCTGCTAAGAACGGAAAAGCGTCTTCTGATGATGAGGATGAGGATGAGGAAGACGATGGCGATGATGAAGATGACAATGTAAAACATTCCGAAGGAGGAGATGACGACATGAAATACAATGCTTTTGAAAACGGTTCTGCGAACCGAAACAGCGAAGTCCTGTGCCACGCGGATCAGGAAACGATTCTTTCCATGGCCAAAGATCGCCGGGTCGGAAGCTTCAAAGAAGCTATGAAGCAGTTTATGGAAGACAATGACTTTATCCAGCACGCCGATGGAGATCCGACGTTTGTCGGCGGAAACACTGTTGTTGGCGGCCCGGTGCAGGTTGGTGGCTTTGATAACACTACTTCTATTGACCCGAACAGAACCGGCTATACCTCATTCGTGTCCGTTCTGCCTGAATTTCGGGAAGTAAACGGCATGATGCCGCCCCAGCAGATCACTCCGGAATGGGGCTGGGTTGATAACGTAATGAGCAAGGTTCATAAGCTGCCGTTCTCCAGGCTGCGCACCAGCTATATTGACCTTAGAGAGTACGAGGAGAACCTTCGTGCCAAGGGTTATGAGAAAGGAAACTACAAGACCTACACCGGACAGATCGCAATCGCCCGCAGAGAGACTGAGCCGCAGACGATCTACATCAAGAACGCCCTGCATAAGGACGACATCGATGATATTACCGATTTCGATTATGTTAACTACCTGTATCAGATCGACCAGCAGATGTATAAGGTTGAGCTGGCTACTGCAATTCTGTTTGGCGATGGTAGGCTGATCAACGATCCGGATAAGATCAAAGAAGATCACATTCGTCCGATCTGGACAGATGATGATCTGTATACCATTCATTACGATATGAGCGCCGACAAGACCAACATCCAGGGCAGCAATACCACCGGATACTTTGGGGCGAACTACGTTGAGGCCGAGGCAATGGTGAATGCCTGCCTGTATTCCAGAGAGACTTATAAGGGAACCGGCACTCCGGATCTGTTTATCGACCAGCATGACCTTAACGTTATGCTGCTTGCCCGTGACCGTAACGGCCGCAGGATCTATTCTTCTCGCACCGAGCTGGCTACTGCGCTGAATGTTGGCAACATTTTCGTATGTGAGAAGATGAAGAACAAGGTCAGAACTAAGGGAACCGGTGCCGATACTAAGCAGATGAAGCTGCATGCACTTATGGTCAACCTTGCTGATTACTCTCTTGGCGCGACCAAGGGCGGACAGGTTACTCATATTACTCAGTTCGATATCGACTTTAACCAGCAGAAGTCCCTTCTGGAAGGTCGAACCTCCGGTGCGCTGACCAGGCTGTATTCCGCGATCGTTATCGAGGAAGAGGTAGTGTCTAACGAGACTGATCCTGTTACTGGGGATCTGGCTGGCAACTAATTAATCAAAATGGAGGTTTTAGATGGCGAGATTTCACGGGAGAGTTGGGTTTATAACTTATGAGGAATCAGATGGTGGTGTGTTTACCGAAGCCACTACCGAAAGATACTATTCCGGTGATGTTAATCGTATTTCCAGACGCTTTGAGTCGTCTGATAAGTTGACCGATGACCTCACTCTTAACAATGAAATCAGCATAATTGCTGATAAGTTCGCTTTTGAGAACTTCCAGTATATTCGTTATGTTAATTACTTGGGCGCAAACTGGAAAGTTACAAGTGCAACGCTTGGCGAGCGCCCAAGAATTATTTTGCAGATAGGGGGTGTCTATAATGGGAGCGAAGGACCGGAGACTTGAACTTCATGCTAAGTTTAAGTCCCTTACTCCAAATGTATATTTTCAGCCGCCCGCTTCTCTAAAGATGAAATACCCAGCGATTCGCTATGAATTAGCCAGAATCGATCCAACTAGTGCGGATAACAAACCGTATTTACTGGATAGAGCTTATCAGGTCACCGTTATTGACTCTGATCCAGATAGCGAAATTGTTGAGGCTATTTCTAAATGGCCGCAATGTGTCTTTAACCGGCAATATACTGCGGATAATCTAAATCACTTTGTTTTCATACTATACCATTAAGGAGGTAACCTATGTCTAGAATCGTATGGGATGTTATTGGCGAGCACTTTTACGAAACTGGTGTAGATCGTGGCGTGTTCTACTCTTACGATAACGAAACAAGCAGCTTTAAAAACGGTGTGCCTTGGAACGGTCTGACTGCCGTTAATGAGAGCCCTTCCGGTGCCGAGCCGAATGCTCTGTATGCCGATAATATTAAATACCTGAACCTGCTTTCCGCAGAAGAGTATGCTGCGACGATCGAAGCGTACACTTGCCCGGATGAATTTATGGAGTGCGACGGATTTGCTGAGATCGCGTCTGGTGCTGTTATTGGTCAGCAGGATAGAAAGATCTTTGGTTTTTGCTATCGTACCCTGATCGGTAACGATACTGAAGGTACAAACAAGGGCTATAAGATCCACTGCGTCTACAACTGCACAGCGTCTCCGTCCGAGAGAAGCCACTCCACTGTAAATGAGAACCCGGATGCAACACAGCTGTCTTGGTCCATCTCTACGACTGCTGCCAATGTGACGAACTTCAAGCCGACCGCAACTGTTGAGATCGATTCCACTAAGTGTGATCCTGCGCAGCTTGCAGCGCTCGAAGACATCCTTTACGGCGATGCTTCAACTGCTCCGAGACTGCCGTTTCCTGACGAGATCGCCGAAATCATTGGCGTTGTCGGCGTAACAGCTAAGCTTAGCGCTCTGTCAATCGGAACTCTCAATCTGGCTCCGGACTTTGATCCTGCTGTCACCAACTACACCGTATCCACCACAAATGAATCCGATGCGGTTAGTGCTACGGCTGCCGATGATGCCGATGCCGTTATCCTTGTGAATGGCGAAACGCATACCAGCGGATCTTCTGTTACTTGGAATGCCGGAACAAACACCGTTGTCGTGATCGTGTCCAAATCTGGCTCCACAAGCAGATCCTACACTGTCACTGTTGAGAAACTTACGGCGTAAAATCAAAATGTGGGCTGCTTTGCTTTGGCTTAGCGGCCCTATTTATTGAAAGGAGAATACTATGTTTAGAACCGAGATTAAGTACAAGAACTTTCTTGACGTTGATGTGACGGAAACGCTTAGATTTAATCTTCGAGACGACGAGCTGCTGGATCTTGTAAAGGAAGATTCAATGTTCGACGTTGGCTATCTTGCGTATCTTACGCAGGAACGAGACTACCAGAAGATGCTCAAGTTTATCCGGAAACTCATCACCGTTTCTTATGGTGAGATGACGGAGGATGGTAGGTCGTTTAGAAAGTCAAAAGAGATTGCGCAGGACTTTATGCAGTCCAATGCGTACATTGCGTTCAGAGATCGACTTCTGTCTGATGAGTCTGGTAATCTTTTCGCAAAATTTGTCATGGAAACATTGCCGTCTAGCTTTGCGGCTGCAATCAAAGAGAAGATTGATAACAGCAATTTGACGGTTGTTAAATAAATCGGAGGTGAGAGAATGCTCCCGCTAATTATACCAAGTAGTGAGCTGTGGGATGAAAAAACGGAACAGTTTTTCTACACAAAAGAGACCCATTTGCAGTTAGAACATTCTCTCATTTCCATATCGAACTGGGAAATGAAATGGCACATTCCGTACTTTGACACGACAAAAAGCGCAGAGCAAGCTCTAGATTACATAAAATGCATGTGTTTGACAAAGAATGTGCCTAGTGATGTGTTTAAGGGACTAACAACAACGAACGTACAGCAAATAAACGATTACATGTTAGACCCGATGACAGCAACTACGATTGGAGAAATACAGGATCAAAAGCCGCAGCAAAAACGTGTTGTCACTTCGGAACTAATCTATTACTGGATGATTAAGTTTGGCATTCCGTTTACTTGTGATAAGTGGCATATAAACAAACTTATTATGCTAATTCGGGTTTGCGCGGAAGAGGATAGGCCAAAGAAAGAACGGGCTAAGAAAGACATAGCTGCCGACTATAGGCGGATCAATGCCGCACGCAGGAAAAAGTATAACACAAAGGGGTGAGTATCGTGGCTGTTCAGTTAAAGTCAACCGGCAACTACGATAAAATCCGCCGGTATTTGGAGAAGATTAAGAAGACACTTAACCTTAAAACAATCTATGAAAAATATGGTGAAAAAGGAGTAAGAGCATTGTCGGAAGCCACACCAGTTGACACTGGAAAGACGGCATCTATGTGGCGGTATGAAGTTAGAGAAACTAGCAATCGGATTGAGATCTCATTTCATAACGACAATGTAAACAAAGGGGTCAATATTGCAATTATTCTGCAATACGGTCATGGAACCGGTACCGGCGGCTGGGTAGAAGGACGCGATTACATCAATCCTGCTATCCAGCCTATTTTTGACGAGCTGGCTGAAAAAGTGTGGGAGGAAGCCACGAATGTATAGGAAAAGAGTTAGATACAAGGACTATAGAGGAAACGAAAGAAGCGAAGTGTTCGACTTTAATCTTTCCGACTCAGAGATTATGGAGCTTGAGGCTGAGTATGAAGGTAGTATCACTGAGATGATTGCAAAGCTTTCAAAAAAGCAACAGCACTCTGAAGTGATAAAAAGCATGAAGCGCATAGTTCTGATGAGTTATGGCGTCATAAGCGAAGACGGTAGGCGATTCATCAAAAATGATGAGATCCGTGAGGCGTTCTACCAGACACCGGCATACACAGAGATATTTACAGAGCTTGCCACTAACGACGCGGCGGCAATTAAGTTCTTTGATCGAATAATTAGTAATGATATTTTTGCAGATGAATAATGTTACACGGAAGGAGGCTATGGGGTATGAATCGTTCTACTGGTCAGGTTGTTGACTCGAAAATCGTTGAGCTCGTATTTAACAACGAGTCTTTCGAGAAAAACGCGGCCACGAGTTTGAAAACCCTCGATAAATTAAAGGGGAGTCTGAACTTTGATGGCGCGACTAAAGGATTTGACAACATAGATAAGGCTGCCAAAAAGGTCTCCTTCGTATCTATTCATTCTGGCCTAGACGCGCTTGAGCGTAGATTTTCTACATTTGGAATTGTTGGTGCCACCATTATCACTGACATTACAAGAAAAGTAGAAGGTTTGATTGGAAATACGCTTTCGAAGGTTACATCTCTTCCGAGAAACGCTTGGAACATTATAACTCAGGGCGGTAAGAAAAGAGCGTTCGGTATCGAAAACTCAAGATTTATGCTTCAGGGCTTGTTTCCGGATGATCTTGAAGAAGTTGAGAGAATCATGGCAGATGCTATGGATTCGGTTGACGGAACCGCATATGCATTTGACTCTGCTGCACAGGCAGCGTCGCAGTTTGCAGCGTCTGGCCTTAAGTCTGGTGAGCAGCTTCAGAAAGCGATGAAGGGTATCACCGGTGTGGCCGCTATGACTAACTCGGAATACGAAAGTATTTCACAGATTTTTACAACGGTTGCCGGCAACGGAAGACTTATGGGCGATCAGCTTTTGCAGTTGTCGTCACGTGGTCTTAATGCTGCGTCAACTATGGCACAGTTCTTTAACGACATAAAAAACGGATCGGAAAACGTTGCTAACGTTTCCGAAGAGGTAAAAAAGAAAGTTAAAGAGCTTGCAAAAACGACAACTGTTACAGAGGCAGACATCCGTGATTTCGTGAGTAAGAGTAAGATTTCGTTTGACATTTTCTCTGAAGCTATGTCAAGCGCATTCGGTGAGCATGCAAAGAAAGCAAATAAGACGTTTGAAGGCTCGTTTGCTAATATGCAGGCCGCTCTTAAAAAGATAGGCGCTAAGTTCTACACCCCGCTTATTGAACAGGAAGGTCCGCTTGTCGATCTTTTTAATGCAACCAGAGAAAAGATCAATGAGATAAATAGAGCAATCGATCCTCTTGTTAACTCTCTTTCTGGCGGCGTTATTAAGGGGATTGAAACCATTACCAATCTAGTAAAGAGCTTCGATTTTCAAAATAGCGGGTTTAAACAGTTCTTTGATTCGTTTAGCCTTACAAATAAGGTGAGCCAGAAAGATTGGGACAAGTTTGCTAACGCTGGTTTTGCATCAGATGCGTATCTTAAGAATCTTCGTAAACGTGCAACAGAGCACGGCATAGTCATCGCTAAGATCCTTTCAGATGAAGAATGGCTCAACTACGCGCTTGATCATCAGATGCTTACGATTAGTGATCTTAAAGATGCGTTTACCGGTTTTACTACAATGGAAACCGGAGCGATCAAGGTCAATGAGTCTTTAAAGAAGTCCATAGAAGAAAAAATGGGCGAGCAGGGCATGCAGGAATACTTTACGAAGATCGAAGAGCTTTCAAAGAAGTATTCTAGGAAAGATCTTATGAGCATTGTGTTTGGAAATGGTGCTTATGAGGAGGGTGCAAAAGACCTTGAAGAGACTTTGGACTCAATGCTTAAGTATTTAGGGTTGTCCCAAGAGTCTGGTGAGGACTTAAAAGGCGTTCTTATGTCGATGGGGCATTTTGCCGAGAGTACGACAAAAGATTTGACAGAAATGTCAAGAGAAGAACTTAGGCAGCTTGGCTATTCAGGCAAACAAATTAGGCGGATCAGAGAACTTGCAAATGAAGGCAAAAACGCGGACGAGATTTTTAAAGATCTCGGTATCGACACCATGTCTGGTGGAGATCATTTCATAAACGCAATAGGTAATATTACCAGTACGTTCACTAGTCTTCTTGGCATGATTGGTGATGGATGGGCTGCGATCTTTCCAGATACCGAGTCTGGTACGTTTTTCAAGTTCCTGAAAGGGTTTGACGACGCCACGACAAAGATCAGGGAGTTTGTCGAAAACTCTGATAAGCTGCCTAACGTTTTTAGCGGTGTCGCAGCTGTGTTTGACATAGCAGTTCAGGGCGTTACTGGATTTGGCAAAGGTCTCATGAGCATCGGAGGAGGGCTCTTAAAAGGTCTTAATATAGATCTTGTCGGGCTTGCCAGTGGGGTCTCCGATGTTGTTCAAAATTTCAGAAATTGGATTACTAATAGCAATCTTATTGAGAGTGTCACCACTAATTTAGGAAAGGTGTTTACTGGCGTAGGGACCGTCGTTAGAGAATGGCTTGATTCATTCACTCAAATTCCTGTTGTAAAACAGAATATTGAGCGTTTTAGAGGCGCATTTAAGACATTTTTCTCAAATGTTGGTGGTTTTGTTCTTAAGGGACGGGATAAATTTGACGGTTTCATAAAGAAAGTTGAGGGCCTTGACGGAGTACACCTTGATAACTTTATGGATGTTCTTGGCATGCTTAAGGAGGGATTCCTTGAATATATTTCGGAGTTTAAAGGTTTCGACACGCTAAAAACTGCTTTTTCAGATGCTTGGAATTCGATCGTTGAGGCCGCGAAAGGATATGGAGTCGACCTTTCCTTCGTAACTAACGGTTTTAACTTTATGAAAAACGCAGCTATGAAAGCGTTTAACAGCATTAAAACTACTGGCGGCAAAGCGTTTAAGAACATCACGACGTTTGGCTCCGCGTTCTCCAAAACATTTTTAAAGTCTGTCGGAGGCATTCAAGAAAAGTTTACTCCGTTTTTAGACAGCGCAAAACAGAAAGTCTCTGACTTTCTAGCGAATGTCACAAATCTTGGTGGGTTTAAGTTTTCCAATATCGCTGAGATTTTTAGATCCCTTCGCAGTACAATAATTGGTTACTTTTCTGATAATGATATTTTTGGAACTATAAAAGAATCGTTTAGTAATTTCTGGGAAAACGTTAGGACTGAGCTTAGCGCTTCTGACACAGACTTAAATTGGCTTGTTGACATTTTCGAAGGCTTTGGCAAAGCTGCGTCTGGTACTTTTAAGGTTGTCACGGATGCCGCGGTAGCAGGCAGTAGCGCTATAGGAAAACTATTTGATAAGGTTAAGAATAGCACTATCGTTCAAAACGCACTTCAGCGATTCGGCAAAGCATTTGATACTATTTGGAACAATGGCGGCGAGTTTGTGCAAGAGCTCTGGGTAAAGGTTAGAACCTTTGCCAGCGATCTTGGGGCAAATGGTGGGGTCACGTTTGAAAACATCAAGTCGTTTGGCCAAATGCTTTTGGATAGCCTTGTAAACTTTGAAGGTTTCCAAGATCTTGGAGATGCTATAGATGGTCTTTGGGGAGATGTTAAGGTAAGTCTTGGCAATGTTGGTATTGACGTCGATGCCGTAGCACAAGGCATCAGTGATGTTATCGAAAAGGTTTGGGAAACCATAAAAGGACTTGAGTGGCCTGATGAGCTTTCGGAGATTCCTGTATTTATTGACGATATTGTGCGGTCTGTGCAGGACTTTACGCTTCCAGAAACGTTTACCAAGCTATTTGGTAAGATCGACGAGGCTAAAGGATCTGCCGAAGAGGTTCTGGTTGGTATTGGTGCTCCGGCAGAAGACCCAAATAAGGAAGTTACAATCTTTGACACCGTTAAGATGATATTTGGCAAAATAGTAGATCTTGCTAGCTGGGCTAAAGATCATTTGGCTATTGTGCTTGCTGGCGCTATCGTATTTAAAGGCTTTAAAAGTATTATTAGTACAATATCGACGATTAAAGATCTTCTTGATGAAAAAGTGTCTTCGATGAAGGCAACAAACTTCGAGAAAAGAGGTCTTGGCCTTTTAGCGATTGCTGGTGCTATCTGGGTGGTTGTCGATGCCGTTAATAAGATACAAAACATGCTTCTTAATGACACTGATGAATCGGCTCTTGATGAGGCTATTGGAAAGTTTGGTCGAATCATTGCAATGCTTGCTGGTCTTGTTGCGCTTCTTAGTTTTAAGGGTGAACTTAATCTCGGAGTCGCAAAAGTCGGATATGAAAGTAGCGCGGCGGCGATTTGGGGCGTGGTTGGCATTGTTGCAGCGATTGGTTTGGTTCTTGGTGGACTCCTTGCTGAAGAAACATTATTTGACTTCGATGGCTCTAGGCTTGACAAAATTGTAGATAATGTAACAACGGTTATCAACTGGATTGCTGGTCTTACCGTAGTATTGGGTCTATTTGGACCTGGCATTATCACGTCTTTAGCAACACAGCTTCCGCTTATTATTGGTTCACTTTCCGCTATAGCTCCGCAGATAACGTCGCTTGTGGCGACCGTTGTAATAATAGCGATGGTGATTGGCGTGCTTGACGAGTCTTTGTCGGCATTCACTGGCGGAAAATACACGGTATCCGGCATTGTATCAAAGGGCTTTGAGGCCATAGGAGATATACTCTCAACAATATCTGAAGGTATTGGTAAAATACTTGGAGCCCTTGTAAGTGGCGCGTTTGAGCAGAATCTGCAGGGACTTTCTGATTCATTGAACAATATTAAGAATATTGTAGATACGGCTAAAGGCGATGGTATTTCCACTTTGAAGTTTTCAGATTTCAATGGTCTTGCGAACGCAGTCGCTGCGTTGCTTCTTATTACGACGGCAATTGATTTTGTTGGTCTTATTCAGGCTCTTCCGAGCGCCGGATTCCAAATTCTTATGGGAAAAACTGCTGTTGAAGCCCTGGCTAAAGACATAGAAGATCTCGCGGGAGCGATAGCTAAGTGGAACGAGATATTGCCGGAAGAAGGTGATGAACTTCTTAAAGTTGATGCCGCGGGACTTGATACGCTTAGCGGGGAAATAGCTAAAATTAATGGTGAAGGACTATCTAAAGCAATCGATCAGGTTGTTAAAAATTGGATAGACCCAGAAGACAAGACGTTCGTTCAGTCCTGGGCTGACGACCTTGAAGCTCTGGCTCTTGCGCTTTTAAAGTGGAACATCATAATGGGTTATGCTGGCGATATTGTGATTGACGGCGCCGCTATTACTGCTATTACGGAAGCTGTAAATAACATAACCAAAACCGGCGGTCTCATTGAAGGATTTAAGAATTTTGTTTTTGGAGAGACTGATAGCGAAGCGTTTACAACAAATGTTGGATATCTTGCCACAGCGTTAAACGCATTTAATAATGAGCTTGATGAAGGCGTTGATACGGCAAAACTTTCGTTAGCGTCTAAAGCATTAAATTCTTTAGCGTCTATCGCCTATAATATGGCCGGAGTTACTGATGCATTTACTACGGTTAAATGGTTTAGTGGTGCACTTACCGGTAAAGACGGTTTTGCAAGTGCGCTCAATAGCTTTGTGGCAGAGGTTGGTGATAACATTGATGAAGTTATTAAACTTGGTGACGCTACATCGAAACTTTCTGGTGTCTTTGTTTCTTTAAACACAATCTTCAAAGGCGACATTATGGACGACGAACAAGTTACGGCCTTTGAGACCAATGTGACTAAAATCGTCGGCGTTATCGATGGGCTTGATAGTCTTAAAACATCCGGTGTTAGCAAGTTCACTGGCGCATTATCTGATATTGGCGATGCCGCAGTTCCGGATCTTAGTGATACGGCTGACAAAATAGCGGAGCAAGGATCAAAGGCCACAAGCGAAATGGCGTCTAACATGGACTCGTCTGCTGTAACAACGGCAATGAGCGGAGTTATGGACGACGCTTTAAATACTGTTAAAGGCGTGCGTGGATTTACTACGGCCGGTTTCGAGATCGTTGAACAGATTGCTAGAGGCATTAGCTCGAACAGGGACGCAGAGACGGCAATTGGAATGGTCGCTTCTGGTGCGGCATCAACACTTGGTGGATACTACGGATCTTTCTATGACTCTGGTGCATATGTAACGCTTGGTTTTTCAAGTGGTATCTACTCGCAGATGTTGCAGGTTATGGCGGCGGCGCAAGCCATTGCACAAGCTGCTGTTAATAAGATTAAAACGATTATTAAGCAGGGCTCGCCGGCAAAGGTTACCATAGAATCTGGTAATTTCTTCGGCGAAGGTTTTGCCATAGGAATCGCAAATCAGGTGGCAAATGTAGAGTCTGCGTCTGAGAGTATTGGTGAAGCAGCCAAGAGAGGGCTTAATACGGCAATTTCCGGGATTAATGCTGCTTTAACTGGAGACATCGACGCGGCTCCGGTAATTAGACCAGTCCTTGATCTTAGCGAAATTCAAAATGGCGCTGGAAACATTGCAGGACTTCTTACTGCTATGGGTCCAATTGATCCTTTTGGCAACTTCGGAGCTATTGGGTCTGCTGTAGATGCAAGGCGTCAGGCAGCATCTCTTGAAGATGTTGTCAGCGCACTTGGACAGGTTGAACGCTCTACCTCTAATATTAGAGGCGGAGATACCTATAATGTAAACGGCATTACTTACGACGACGGCAGTAATATCACCGACGCCATAAGGGTGCTTACACATGCTGTTTTGACTGAAAGGAGGCGGTAAATCGTGGGAACAAATGCGAAGTCGAAGTATGCAGTAACAAACCTTAAGATTCACAACTTAGACGGCGTTGAAAACACGGTTTACGCCAGATGGAATGCGTTCAATAACAGCAAACATAACAGCCACTTTGACAAGTATGAGGTTATTTGGAGGTATAATACTGGGCAGGGCGTTTGGTTTGAAGGCTCCACTTCGTCTATTTCTGAGAGGACGACCGGTGGTGCTCTCTACCAAACGTCCCAGTATTCGCTACCTGCTAATGCCCTGAAAGTTAAGGTGACTGTAAAAGTTGTATCTAAGTACAAGACGAAGAGCAACGGACAGCAGACAAAAGAATTATGGTTTAACGGCGGAACTACTTCAAGCGATCCGTTTGATACGCCAGGGCATCCAAAGCTTGCTGTTCCTGAAACACCAACCGTCACCATCGAAAACAACAAGTTAACCGCAACAATTGACAACTACGATAATACTGGCAATCTTTCTACGCCAGAAAAGATCCAGTTTGAAATTGTTAAAGACGACGTGATGATTTATGGCGCCATTCAGTCAGCAAACCTTATCGTGTCTACTGGGCATGCTGGCATTGCCGATATTAAAGTTGAAGATAGCGCAAAGTATAAGGTCAGAGCAAGAGCCGTAGGCAGAGTCGGAAAAGCTAATAATGTAGAGTCTGACTGGTCCTCATATTCATCAAACGTTGATTCTTCTCTTGGGCAGGTTAGCGCAGCGCCAGCGGTTGAAGCACTTACGCCGTCATCGGTTAGCTTAACATGGCCGGCTGTTACAGGGGCGTTTAATTACGAAATTCAGTATGTAAAGGATAGCGAAGAGTATTTTGTAACTAATCCTTCAGCCATTCAATCGTCAAAACCGGATGGGCGAAATACTGAAACCAAGCGAATCATAACGGATCTTGATAACAGCGGCGGCGTAACTTATTACTTTAGGGTAAGAGCTTGCGGCGAAAACGACGATCAGAATGGTCAATGGTCTGCTAGCGGTATGGGTATAGCAGGGACAAAGCCCGAACCGCCAACGACATGGACTTATACGTCGGCTGTAAAACAAAAGGAAGATGTCATCCTAAACTGGATTCATAACAGCGAGGATGGGTCTACGCAAAAAGCCGCTAAAATCAAAATAACGATAAATGGCGTATCAAACGTCATCGAGATACCTGATGAAACGTCTTCCTATACGTTTCCGACCGATGATCTGGCAGACTCTACAAAGGTTAAATGGGCTGTCTCTACAAAAGGAGCGGTTGCAGAGTATAGTGATTACTCAACTGAGAGAGAGTTTACTGTCTACGAGCCGCCGATCATTACACGGGGGATTTACGATGACTTTGATTGGTTCTGGAATTACTTAGACTTTGATACTGGTAGCATATACAATACGCCGGGTCTTGGCGAAAGCTTTACCAGTAACATTACGTCTTTCCCGTTTGAGCTGTACGCCATAGTAACGCCTCTAACGCAAAACGCAGTGTCAATGTTTGTAACGATTACGGCCAATAGTGGCTACGAGATAGTTGACGAGACAGGCGTTCAGCGTCAGATATTTGCTGGTGATGAAGTGTTCTCATCATACTTTTCACCGGTTGATAACGAGATCTTTAAGGTATTTGAGCCGTTTGATCTTGATCTTGAGAGCGGCGTGGAGTATACAATAACGATTTCTGCAGCCATGGGATCTGGTTTAGAGGCAACAGTTAGCGATACGTTTACCGTTTCCTGGGAAGACGTTATGTATAATCCAAACGCCGAGTATGTGATTGATGAGAGTAACTATGCGTGTTATATTAGGCCCTTTGTTCTTGCCGATGAAGACGGCGAGGAAGAGGAATACTTTAACGCCTGGCTATCTGTTTATAGAAGAGAGTATGATGGAAGGTTTACCGAAATCGCTTCCCGGCTTGATGCTAATCAGATGCTTACAGTAACTGATCCGCATCCATCTCTTGACTATGCAAGATATAGGATAGTTGCGGTCGATCGATCAACCGGAGCAATAACATATGAAGACATCTCGCCAATTCCAGTTGGAGGGAATGAAATCATCATCCAATGGAACGAAAACTGGATCGGGTATACGAATGAATATGCCGATGCACCAGATCCTCTTAACGCTCCTCAGCAGGGCTCAATTCTAAGGCTTCCTTACAACATTGACGTTTCTGTTGATAATAAACCTGACGTTGCACTTGTTGAGTACATAGGCCGGAGTGATCCTGTAAGTTACTATGGCACCCAGCGAGGCGAAACGACACGGTGGACGACTGATATTCCAAAGAGTGACTATGAAACACTTTTCCAGATCAGGCGTCTGGCCGCTTATATGGGGGACGTATATGTTAGGGAGCCGTCTGGTCTTGGATACTGGGCTAATATTACCGTATCATATAATATTCAGCATACAAAACCGGTTATTCCGGTAACATTTCGCATTACAAGAGTGAATGGAGGGATGTAAAATGCCGGACTGGACACGGTCTATGAAACAGACATTCGAGTACAGCATTGTTGATCCCGCAACGTGGAGGGACAAGGAGCGGATTGATAACATTGAAAGCTGTGCTATTACGCGCGATTTAGAGTCGGATACGTTAGGATCCGCTTCACTTACCTCTTTTGACGATTACTCAGATAAATACATTAGATGCCGCCTTGTAACGGAGCAGGACGGACGAATTGAAAAGACGGTGCTTGGTACTCATTTGTATCAGTCACCGTCTACTTCTTATAGAGCAAGAAGACAGTCATCATCTCAGGATGGCTATACGTCGCTTATTGAACTTACTGAGAAGATGCCATCTTACGGATATTCGCTAGCTAAAAGCACCGATATTATGGGTATGGCGGCTAGCATTATCGAGGAGCAGGCAAGAGCACCGGTGGTTAGAGCGGATTCTAGCGATCAGCTGTTTGATATTTTTGTATCTAATACGGACGATACCTGGCTTACTTTCTTAACGGATCTTATTGGGAACGCCAACTACGACTTTGCGCTAGATCCAATGGGACAGATTCTCTTTGCAAAGAGACAAAACATAAACGGCCTTAACCCCGTATGGACTTATAACGACGATAACTCATCGATCCTCTATCCTGATATTTCAATTGCTAGGGACCTTTACGGCGTACCGAACGTTGTTGAAGTGATTTACTCAAGCCCTGAGCGGATTACGCCGCTTATTGCAACGGCAGAAAACACCGACCCGGCATCTCCAGTATCCATTCCAAATAGAGGCAGAAGAGTAGTCGTTAGGGAAACCAGTCCTAACATCGTAGAAGGGGCGAAGAAAGAGCAGATAGAAGAGTACGCTAAGAATAGACTTAAAGAGCTATCGTCTCTTGAATATACCATCACTTATAAACACGGATACTGCCCAGTACAGCTTGGGGATTGCGTTATGCTAAATTACAAGCTTGGAAACCTGTCAGGCGTTAAAGCTAAGGTTATACGTCAGGTTATATCTTGCGAGAGCGGATGCTCTGTAGAAGAAACTGCCGTATATTCAAAGCAGTTATGGGGGTGATGTATGGAATTTTCACAGTCTATGCTCATGGACTTTGCCAAAACGGTAAAGCAAGACCAAAGAGCCGGTGATGTCACTCTCATGGGGAACGTGGTTAACGTAATCGATTCCGAAACGGCAGCGGTTCGAATAGATGGTGCTACGTCTGATACGTTAGCTTATATTGCGACCGGTGTAGATGTTGGCAATAGGGTCGGCGTTCTAATTAAAAACCACAAAGCAATTATTACATCAAACCTTTCATCTACGGCGTCTCCTGGGACGGTTACTAACTATAATAATCTGACCAATAAGCCGTCCATTGAAGGCGTTACACTAGAAGGAAACAAAACATTCGAGGAGCTAAACTTGGAGAACATAACGAACTCTGAGCTCGAAAGTATGCTTACTTTATGAAAGGATGAATTCTATGGCAAAGAAATACTTAGACAGCGATGGTCTTTTGTACTTGTGGCAGAAGATTAAAAACTTATTTACGCTTAAAAGCGATTCAATTAAGAACATAACAAGGAGCGGTACCACGTTTACAGCAACAAGAGCTGATGGTACCACCTTTACATTTACGCAGCAGGATAATACGGTTGCTAAGACAAGCACAACACCGAAGATGAATGGAACAGCTGCAATCGGAAGTGAAACCAAGTACGCGGCCGGTGATCATGTTCACCCATCAGATACAACGAAAGTCGATAAGGTGGAAGGCAAGGGTCTTTCTACTAATGACTATACTACGACGGAGAAGAATAAACTTGCCGGTATTGCTACCGGCGCTGAGGTAAATCAGAACGCGTTTAGCAATGTTAAAGTCGGAGACACGACGATATCTGCAGATACTAAAACAGATACATTAACACTTGTGGCAGGGAGCAACGTAACTTTTACGTCCGATACTACAAAAGATACGATTACGATCGCTGCTACAGATACGAAATATTCAGCCGCAACGGCCACGCCAACTATGAATGGTAACGCTGCGGTTGGAACATCTTCGAAGTACGCAAGGGAAGACCATGTTCACCCATCAGATACAACGAAAGTCGATAAGGTTGAAGGTAAGGGGCTTTCTACTAATGACTATACGACCGCTGAGATGAATAAGCTTGCCGGAATTGCAGCCGGAGCTGAGGTAAATCAGAACGCTTTTGGCAACTTTAAGGTTGGAAGCACAACAGTAGCAGCCGATGCTAAAACAGATACGCTGGAGTTTGTGGCCGGAAGTAATGTAACGCTTACACCGGATGCTACGAACGATAAGATTACGATCGCCGCCACTGATACGACATATTCCGAGGCAACGACTTCTGCTGCAGGTCTTATGTCTGCCGCGGATAAGACGAAGCTTAATGGGATTCAGTCATGGGCTGAAGCAAACCAGAATGCGTTTAGTATCGTTAAGATTGGAAGCACGAATGTTGTCGCAGATGATGAAAGTGATACGCTGGAGTTTGTGGCCGGAAGTAATGTAACGCTTACACCGGATGCTACGAACGATAAGATTACGATCGCCGCCACTGATACGACATATTCCGAGGCAACGACTTCTGCTGCAGGTCTTATGT